ATGACCCTTGACTACTTCTACGGACAAGCCGGAGAGCTGTTCTCCTTCTACCGCATTCCAAAGGCTCTGTTTCAGGAGCCACGGTTCCAGAGCCTGTCAACCGATGCCAAGACCCTGTACGGTATCCTGCTGGATCGCATGAGCCTGTCCGTGAAAAACGGCTGGCTGGACGAGCAGAACCGGGTGTTCATTATCTTCACGATAGAGGATGTCAAGAGGGCGTTGTGTTGCGCAGACAACAAAGCGACCAAGCTGCTCCGGGAACTCGAAAAGTTTGGTCTGATTGAACGAAAACGCAGAGGTCTGGGAAAGCCAAGTTTGGTGTATGTGAAGAACTTTTCGGCAGAATCGTCAAAATCAATATTCCAAAATCGTGATTTTCACGATTCTGGAGGCTTCAAAAACGCAAGTCAAGACCCTTCAAAATCACGATGTAATAAGACTAAAGAGAATGATACTGAAATGAGTGAGACTGATCCATTCAATTCTGAAGAAGCGGATGGGATGAGCAAACGCACCCAACTGGAAGAATATTTTTCTCAGTCTTTGGAGATAGACCTTTTGCTCCGGCTCTGCCCGGATGACAAGGACATTATCTACCAGATCGTAGACTTGCTGGTGGACACCTGCGCTACCAACCGTAAGCTGCTGCACATTGCTGGGGACGATAAGCCCGCCGAGGTGGTATGCAGTCGGTTTATGAAGTTGAACGCCGACCACATCCGCTTTGTGCTGAAGTGCTTTGCAGAGAACAGCAGCCCGATCCGTAACATGAAACAATATCTGCTCGCTTCTCTGTACAACGCGCCCACCACCATGCAGCTTTCCTACCAGAACCAAACCAACCACGACTTAGCGAATCGGAGGTGATGAAAATTTCAAAGAAAGCAACCACGATAGCCATCGTCAACCAGAAAGGCGGCACCGGCAAGACCACCACCTGTGAAAATCTGGGCATCGGGCTGGCGATGGAGGGCAAAAAAGTTCTGCTGGTGGACACTGACCCGCAGGGCAGTCTTACCATCAGCATGGGCTGGCAGCAGCCGGACGAGCTGCCTGCCACATTGTCTACTCTGATGCAGAAAGCCATGAACGACCAGCCTATCCAACCCGGTGAGGGCATCCTGCACCATGCAGAGGGCGTAGACCTCATCCCTGCCAACATCGAATTGGCAGGATTGGAGGTGGCTCTGGTAAACAGCATGAACCGGGAAAAGATGCTCAAACAGGTGTTGGACGGAGCAAAACGGGAGTACGATTATATCCTGCTGGACTGTACTCCCTCCCTTGGTATGCTCACCATCAATGCACTGGCGGCGGCAGACACTGCTTTGATACCCGTACAGGCTCAATATCTTTCTGCCAAAGGTCTGGAGCAGCTTTTGCAGACAATCTGTAAGGTACACCGGCAGAAAATCAATCCGAAGCTGAAAATCGAGGGCATCCTGCTCACCATGACGGACAGCCGCACCAACTATGGAAAGCAGATCGACACTTTGATTCGTCAGGCATACGGTAGTAAAATCAAGGTGTTCGACCAGACCATTCCCCGGTCTGTTCGTGCTGCTGAAACCAGTGCCGCCGGCAAGAGCATTTTCCAGTATGACCCCAAGAGCAAGGTGGCAGAAGCCTATCAATCTCTTGCGAAGGAGGTGTTGGTGGATGCCGAAAAGCGGCTTAAACGTAGCACTGAAAGGTCTCGATGATATTTTTTCGACCGAAGAGTCCCGGCAGGAAGAACAGCGGGAGCAGGTACAACAGATTCCCGTCAGCGAACTTTTCCCGTTCAAAAACCACCCGTTCAAAGTTCTGGACGATGATTCCATGACCCGGACGGTGGAAAGCATTTCGCAGTTCGGTGTGCTTGCGCCGCTGATTGCCCGCCCCAGACCAGAGGGCGGCTATGAGATCATCTCCGGGCATCGTCGGAAACACGCCGCAGAGCTTGCAAATCTGGACACCGTGCCTGTCATTGTGCGAAATATGGAGGATGATGCCGCCACGATATTGATGGTCGATTCCAATTTGCAGAGAGAACACATCCTGCCCAGCGAGCGGGCATTTGCGTACAAGATGAAGCTGGATGCAATAAAAAATCAAGGTGCTAGGTCAGATTTAACTTCGTCCCAAGTTGGGACGAAGTTGAGAGCCGATGAAAAAGTAGCAAAAGATTCAGGCGAAAGTCGCAATCAAGTCCAGCGTTTTGTGCGTCTGACGAACCTTGTCCCTGAATTGCTCGACATGGTGGACGAGAAAAAAATCTCTTTTAACCCTGCGGTAGAACTGTCCTATCTGGACGAAAAACAGCAACAGGATTTTTTAGAAGCAATGGATGCTTCCCAGAACGCACCATCTCTTTCACAAGCCATTCGGATAAAAAAGCTGGCGCAGCAGGGTGAGTTTGACTATGATGCAGTCTACAACATTATGAATGAGGAAAAGAAAAGCGAACTGGACACCGTGACCATCAAAAACGAAACCCTGCGGAAATACTTTCCACGCAATTACACGCCCCGGCAGATGGAAAGCATCATCATCAAGCTGCTCGACCAGTGGCAACTAAAAAAGCAACAGGCAAAACAGAAGAAGCAGGAAGAAGCGCGCTGATCGCAGACTGAACCAAAAGACCCAGTTCCGGGTCTTTTATTTTGCAAAAATTTTGGAGGAAACGTCTATGAACTTTACTACCACTCACATCCGTTCCGAGAAAGTCACCATTGATACTCGCATCTACACGATTCTGAACGGCAGAAAAAAGCCTGGTGAAGTCTATCTCGCTGCCATTGCCCCGGATATGGAGCTGACCATCATCACGCTGGACGAGGCTCCCGGCATCCTGCCCTGCTTTGAGGAGGATGATGCCTGCCTGAACCTTCCCAACACCTCGCTGCTGCTCTGCTACAACCCGGCGCAGGTGCTGAAGATGGGCGGAAAGCACTACCTGACCGGCCCGGTGATTCTTGTTCGCACCAACATGGACGGCGAGGTCATCTCGCTGACCATCGATGAAGTCTACCTGTTCCAGAAGTATCTGGCAAGCCACAGCATCACCCTGATGGCAGACGACCAGAAGCTGCCCTGCATCTGCATGGAGTGAGGTGTGCCATGCTGAACTTTTTTATCGGTTTCGCATTTTTTGAAGCCGGCGCTTTTTTCGGCTTCTTCGTGGCAGCTCTGTTGAACGCCGCCCATGCCTGGCAGGAGATCTCTATCAAATTCGAGGAGGACGATAATGGAACAGAACGAGAACACCTTGTCGGTGCTGAAAATTGCACCGGGACAGTATCCGCAGCAGGTCGAGATTGACAACAACCTGAAAGCCTTGCAGGAGGCGGTGGGCGGCACGATTGCTGCTGTTTACCCCTTTGCAGACCCAGTGGCTATCATCTGCAATGACGATGGTAAGCTCATGGGTCTGCCCCTGAACCGTGCTCTTCGGGATGAAAACGGAGAAATGTATGATGCCATTGCCGGAGACTTTCTAGTGGTGGGATTGGGCGAGGAGGATTTTGCATCCCTGACCCCAGAACTGGCGCAGAAGTACGAGCAGCTTTTCCATCAGCCGGAAGCCTTTCTGAAGCTAGGCAACCGTCTGTTGGTGCTGCCGGTGCCTGATGAACCTCCCGCAGAAAAGCCCCGCACCAAGCCCCCGGCAGAGCATGACCGCTAAAATCACCCTGCTGCACGGGAGACTAACTATTAAAAGTCAAGCCCCAAAATGAAAAAATCCGCCAACCGACCGCTGCCCCTGACAAACAGCATTCAAATGCTGGAATCAGAGCAGCGAGGGCGACGGAGAAAACAGCAAAGCAAGCCCAGCCAGCCCTCGCACAAACAGGATAGCATTTGAATGCTTCGGTTCGTCAAGGGTTCGCTGCGCCAGCTAAGTTTCTGTTGGAATTAGCTCAGGCTCAGGAGAAAATCATGCAGCTGCAAGATATGCTTTCCCGGATTTCTGTAAGGCATAAATCAACCGAACGAGTTTCTTCATGGCATGGGACAGGGCAACATTGTAGTGTTTTCCTTCGGCACGTTTTTTGGCAAGGTATTCAGCAAAGACAGGATTCCAGTAGCAGACGTACTTGGTTGCGTTGTAAAGGGCATGTCGCAGGTAGCGGGAGCCACGTTTTTCCATGTGAGCATAGCAGTTCGTGAGTTTTCCGGACTGGTATGTAGATGGAGAGCAGCCAGCGTAAGCAAGAATTTTGTCAGGAGAACTGAAATTGGAGAAATCCCCGATTTCTGCAAGGATCACAGCAGCGGAGTTTACTCCCATGCCGGGAATCGAGAGAATTGGTGGATTGAGCTCATCTATGATTTTCTGAATAGAATCTTCGATTTCGTTGATCTCGGAGGCAAGTTCTTGAATGAGTTTAATGGTATGCTTCAATTCCAAAGATTTGGCAGGCATGACAGAGCCAATAGAAGCTCTGGCTGCCTCTCGAATCTGGATGGCTTTCTCTTTTCCGTAGCGTCCTTTGGACGCTGTTGTAAGAAGGTTTGTCAGCTTGGTAAGATGGACTTCTGAAATTTGCTTTGTACCGGGATATTCGCTGAGAAGTGCGTAGATTGAAGTGCCATGGATAGACGAAACAAGCCCTTCCAATTCGGGAAACAGAATCGTAGCCAATCTGGACACCGATTGCTTTAGTTTAGCGCGTTCCTGAACTTTATCAAATCGGTATCTTGTTAGTGACTTTAGCTCTTCGTTATGGTATGCTATATCCGTGTAGGACTTGAGGTCTACATCGGACAATAGCATAGTTGCAATCGTTCTTGCATCCACACGATCGGTTTTGGTTTTGCGAAGGCTGAGACTTTTTCGGTACAGGTTAGTGTGCAAAGGGTTAATGACATAAGTTGGCAGACCGTTGTCAAGAAGGAACCCAAGAATGTTGTAGCTGTAATGTCCGGTAGCCTCAAGTCCTACTTTTATTTTGTCTGACTTTTTGGTGCAGTTTCGAATCGTTTGAAGCAGCTGCTTAAATCCATCCATGTTGTTGGGGATGGTAAAGCAGTCAGCACGAACCATTCCGTCTGAATCAAGAATACAGCAGTCATGCTTATCCTTGGCAACATCAATTCCAACACAAACCATTTTGATACCTCCGGTATATTTATTTCGATGCTGTTCAGGACCACAGACTTCTTTGCTCTTGTAACCTCGTTCTAAATAAACCGTCTGGCGGTATCTAACTGATTAACATTTCAACAAAGAAGCTGTGGTTGGAGCCTCCCAAAAACCGTCTTTGCGGTAGTAACGCCTCACCAATCCACAGCACCCTGAAACTATTGTAGCATTCCGCTGGAGAGCGGTCTATAAATACTACTATTTTATTATACGAGGTGGTGAACTTTAGCCAGGGAAAACATGAACTCACTGATGATGAGCGTGCTCTTGCAGAGCAGATTGTTGCTTGTGAAGCAGGTGCTGACAGTTTGGAAGGCCAGATTGCCGTTGCTCAATGTCTTTATGATTCCGCTGTACTTGATGATCTAACCATCCAGCAGGTCTTTAAGAAGTATGGTTATAATTCATTATATAATAGGAAGGTTACGGCAGAGAATGAGCTGGCTGTCTCTATGGTGTTTGACTATGGTGCTAAAATTTCAGACAAACCTATCCAATGGTTTGTAACCCCGACTGCAGCTCCCGGCAGTTGGCACGAGCGTGGAGCAACCTTTGCTGGACAATTTGGCGCACATAGGTTTTATTATGATTCGAAGTTGGTTGTGGATGATGCTGAGTGAATGGCGTCATCTAAAATTTTGATAAATAATACAACAAAAAGATGTGTAATATATTGACTAAAACAAAAGGCTGTGTATAATATATCTTGAAAGTTGTTTGTGTGAGCGGAAGGCGGTTATTCTTGATGAGCGATAGAAAGGTTTTGAAAGTTATACGGGTTGATGATTTTTTAAAGTATATAAGAAAAAAGCGAGTGTGGGTCTGCTTTGTTTGTAATGGTGTGGATATTCACATGATCTGCAAAAAGATTGACGACATTGGCGTAGAGACGGGTGGGATTGTTAATGGCGTGGGGTTCTTCGGAAATGAGAGTCACATCGAGTTGCGACAAAAATGCCATGAAGTAAGGAGAATTGAACTTAGGTCTGGCTGTGCAGAGAAAGCGTATGAGATGATCTTCGATAATACCAGCGTGTTCGTATCAGAGAATCCTGAGTTGTACGGGCACTAAAAATATTTTCAAAAACCTCTTGACTTCTGTGATTGTATCCTGTATAATGTAGCTATGGAACGGAGCTACATCATTGTAGAGGAGAATGACTATGGATAACAATATTGACCCAAAGGTCGGAGAGGTTTGGTTGGTTGATCTATCCAATGCGACAGGTCATCAGCAGCGCGGCATTCGACCGTTCGTTGTGACAAGTAACAACAAGCGTAACCTCTTCAGCCCAACAATCAAGGGGAATCCGTTATCTTCAAGAATATATAAGCGTTCTCCGGTTCATGTTCTACTCTCAAAGGAAGACTGTGAGTTCCTAGAGGTTGATAGTATCGTTCTCTGCGAAGAGACTGATACACTTAACAAAGGACAGTTCATCAAGAAACTTGGTGTCTTGTCGGAGCGTCAGATGAATATGATTGCTATGGCAAGATGCAAGGATGAACCGTTTTTGCTCGCAGCGTTCCTGAGTGGCGTACAACATACTATAGATTTTCAGAATTTTGCCGCATTTGCTTGATTTGTTCTCAGGTTTAATGGTACACTACATAATAAGAAGGAGTGTGCCACTATGCTTACTGAAGAAAAAATCAAAGCTTTTGCCGAAAAGTATTCTGATAGAAGCGGTGAGTTTGTTATATCGACGCTTAACCATGTTATGGATTATGAGGCCGAGCGTAGGTATGAGTTGTTTGACTTCACAAAAGATGATTTTGTAAAGATGTTTGCTAAATACAATTGGGTGAACTCAAGTCGGTCGTTCAGAAATGTAAAGTCGATAATTACAGGATACATCAAAAGTGAGGATCGAGCGAGCATGTATGACTTAGCTGAATTCTCGGAGAGCGATGTGAGTTCAGACAATATGTACGAGGACAAGTATTTTGCGTCAGTTGATGAGTTTGTTGATTTCTTGGACAAGTACGAAGAGTCATATCAGATTCGTATGAACGTGATTGCTGCACTGTACTGGATTGGACTTACTTCTGAAGAGGTTTCTAATCTGACGATTAACGATGTTGACTTTGAATCGTGTACTGTTTTGAATAAGACCAGTGTTGACGCGAGACTGATGAATATCATCAAGCAGTGTTATGAAATGAAACAATATGATGCCCCAAATATGGGAGGATACAGAACGTTTTATGTCATAAATGGTGATTACATTCTTCGCAAAACAGAGGATAGGACTGGTGCAGACAGTGATTCAAGAATGTCTACGAATACGATTCATAGTTATTTCACGCGTTTGAATGATATTCTCGAAAGAAGATATCATTCAAAGGCTTTAGACCGAAGACATCTGACTAGAAACGGCGAGTATGTCAAGGTTTATAACTACTGTAAAACTCATCCAGAATTTAATCTTGCAGAACTTAGTTTCGGAAATGGTAAAGATCCTCTTGCGGACATTATCGGAAGAAAGTGCAGCAAGGTTGCCTACATTAGTTTCCGGCAAGGATACAAGGGCTGGATCGAATACTTCCACAAAAATTAAAAACAGGGGGCTTCGGCCCCTTGATTTTAACACTGTAACTATATAACACAGGATACTTATTAGAAAGGGAAATGTAGATGAGAACGCTTTTGTTGTTCCGTGGAGCACCAGGTTGTGGGAAGTCCACCTATATTAAAGAGCATAATCTTGAGCAGTACGTATTGAGTGCTGATACACTTCGCCTTATGTGCCAGAGCGCACAGGAAACACCTGCCGGGCAGATGGAGATTTCTCCGCAGAATGATGATGTTGTATGGGAGATGCTTTTCAAACTGCTTGAGGTGCGTATGAGTCATGGTGAGTTTACCGTGATTGATGCAACGAATTCCAAGACGGTCGAAATGAATCGTTATAAGAATCTTGCAAAACAATATCGTTATCGGATGTATGTTATTGACATGACGGACCTTCCGATTGAGGAATGCAAACGAAGAAACGCTCAGAGAGAATGGCTGAAGCGAGTTCCTGAAGCGGCCATTGATAAGATGTACGCTCGGTTTGCTACTCAAAAAGTTCCTTCTGGCGTGACGGTTCTTCCTTCTACTACGGATGTGATGTCCGATTTGAACTACTATCCGAATGACTTCAACCAGTGGAAGAAGGTTCATGTCATCGGTGATATTCATGGCTGCTATACTTGTTTAAGTGAATACCTTGGTGAGATGAAGGACGACGAACTTTATATCTTCGTTGGTGATTATCTCGATCGTGGCATCGAAAACGTTGAAGTATTCAAGTTCTTGTGTGATGTTGTAAATAACAACCGCAAGAATGTGATCCTTTTGGAAGGGAATCACGAGCGTTGGCTGAACAAGTGGGGGCATGATGAACCGGTTCAGAGTGAAGAGTTTGCAAACTACACTCGTCCGCAGCTCTTTAAAGCTGGTATTGATAAGAACACTGCTCGTAAGATCTATTCCAGAGTCGGCCAGTGTGCCTACTTTGAGTATGATGGGAAGCGGTATTTCGTGAGCCACGGTGGTTTGAGTTATCTGCCTTATTTTCTTCCTTTCGTATCTGCTGATCAGATGATCAAAGGTGTAGGTCGCTATCCTGATATGCTAACCGTGGCTGAGTCTTGGGAAAAATCGATGCCTGATAGCTATATTCAGATCTTCGGTCATCGAAATGTGCAGGATGTTCCTATTGATATGGGGCATCGGTGCTACAACCTCGAAGGAAAAATCGAGTTTGGTGGATATCTCCGTTGCATTGAGCTTGAACACGGTCAGCCCGTCAAGTGTGTAGAAACCAAGAATGATGTATTCCGAAAAGAGGAACCAAAGACTGAAACTGCCGTTGAAATGAAAACTGAGTTTGATAACGCAGAACTTGTTAGTAAGATGCGTCAAAGCAAATATGTGTTTGAGAAGCGATTCGGAGATATTTCTTCTTTCAACTTCTCTCGTGAAGCATTTTATAAGAAGCATTGGGATGAGGTTTCTACCAAAGCAAGGGGATTGTTCATTAACACAAAGACGAATAAGATTGTAGCTCGAAGTTATGATAAATTCTTTGCGGTTGATGAGCGGAATGAAACGAGAATTGGAAACCTACAGAACACTTTGAAGTTCCCGGTGACTGCATATTTAAAAGAGAATGGATTTCTTGGTATCATTTCGTATGATGCAGAACAGGATGGTCTGTTCATTGCAAGTAAATCCACTCCTGAAGGGCCTTTTGCAGATATGTTCCGAAAGATTCTCATGGATACGACTTCTGATGAAGACCGTAAGAATCTGAAAGAAGTTGCAAAAGAGAATGGTTCTATCATCTTCGAGGTGATTGATCCTGTGAATGATGCTCATATCATTGAATATAAGAAACCGCATATTGTTTTGCTGGATATTGTTGCGAATGATATGAACTTCAGTGTGATGGATTACGATGATCTGAAGCGTGTAGCTGAGAAGTGTCATCTGCAGATTAAGGAGAAGGTTAAGACCTTTGAGAACTGGAGTGAATTCTATCCTTGGTACGAGGAAGTCATGAACGAGAACTATCTGCATCATGGCTTTGAACACGTTGAAGGCTTTGTTTTGCGAGACAGCAACAATTTCATGTTTAAGATGAAGCTTCCTTATTATAAGCACTGGAAGTTCTTGCGTGGTGTTATGCAGAGCGTTCAGAAGCGTGGCTATTACGAAAACACTGCCAAGCTGTTTACTGCTGAAGATAACCTATTCTATGGTTGGATGCGTGAGCAACGAGAGAAAGATCAAGAGTCTTTCTGCAAGAAGGGTATTATTCAGCTGCGGAATGAGTTCTACGCAAGTCAGCAGAAGAGCTGAATTAAAATAGACATTTTATCGTGATTTTCGTTAGAATAATTAACGAAGTATCGTGATGTTTCTTCCTCCAAAAATGCTCTGCGCGGGGCTGACAGCCGGGAAAGACCGGCAATATGGGGATATGGTGAAATTGGCAGCCACGCTTGATTCAAACTCAAGTGTCGAAAGACGTATCGGTTCAAATCCGATTATCCCTACCATGAAGATCAGTTGTTCTGGCTAGATCGGGGATTGGCCGTTCATTGGCAAACGACAGGTATCATACCGGTAAAGGATGCCGAGCCAAATAGGAAGGGGAATAAGGTGCAAGCCGAGTAGCTGTCGGACGAATACCCTTCAGGTAGCCAGTAAACCGGAATGTAAAACAAATGTTGGCTGTTTCTGATCTTCTATATAAGCTACCGTGGTGGAATGGCAGACACCGGAGACTTAAAATCTCCTGTCGGAAACGACGTGCCCGTTCAAGTCGGGTCGGTAGCATTGATATCCGGGTGTAGCTCAGTTGGAAGAGCGCGTGCTTTGGGAGCATGAGGCCGCAGGATCGTGACCTGTCACTCGGACCAACCCGAAAGGGCATGTAGAATTTTTCATTCACATTATTCCCAGCTCTCTGGAAACGGAGCAGTGTGACGTAGTAAGCTGGGTATATGATGCGCCATCGCCAAGCGGTAAGGCAGAGGACTTTGACTCCTCCATCACAGGTTCGACCCCTGTTGGCGCAATTTATGCGGATATGGTGGAATGGCAGACACGCCAGACTTAGGATCTGGTGCTTCGGCGTGTGGGTTCGATGCCCACTATCCGCACCACGATCATAGAATGGTTACGTACCGTTTTGTTGATCTCCTTTGACTGCCACTATTATTCCCAGCTCGCCAGTGACGGTGCAGTAGTGCTTTGTAAGCTGGGTGATTATGCAGCGGTCGTACAATGGTTAGTATATCAGCCTTCCAAGCTGAGGATGAGGTTTCGACTACCTTTCGCTGCTCCAATTTCGTATGGGTAGGGATTTTAAGCGGTCAGTCCCGGCCGCGCCTGTGCGAAATACCACCCCGAAAGGGGCGAGATATAGGAAATGTGCATCGCTGTTATTCCTTCCTCGTCTATATGATATAGATGCAATAGTGTTTTATAAGGAAGGTGCCCAGTTGAATAGTTGCAGCTGTTTAACGGGTTTTTATGGGATAGTAGCTCAGTTGGTCAGAGCTGGCGGCTCATAACCGCTTGGTCGCGAGTTCAAATCTTGCCTGTCCCACCAGCCCAATAGGGTATACATAAAATCTGCTAGAATTTTTGTTTTATAAGCGAATGAATAATATGACGTTAATGCGTCTATTATTTTTCGCTAATTTTTGGAGTTTTAGCTATATAACACAGGATGCAAAAGGAGGTGGTTTGGTGAAACATTATGGAAATATTTGCGAGATTGATGGTTCTAAGATTGAGCCTGTCTCGTGTATCACTGGTGGTTCACCTTGTTAGCCAAGACCTTTCTATTGCCGGTAAGCGGGCAGGTTTGGCTGGAGAACGGTCTGGTCTATTTATGGAAATGATTCGTGTGATAAAGGAAATGAGGGGTGCCACCAATGGAGAATGTCCAAAATTTGCGATCTGGGAAAATGTTAGAGGAGCACTCTCCTCAAACAACGGAGAAGACTTCCGATGTGTCTTGGAAGAATTTGCACACATCGTCGAAGCAGACGCTACAATTCCTAAACCTTCGGGAAAAGGCGGAAAATGGTCTAAATCAGGCGCAATTTCCGGTAATGGATGGTCTTTGGCATGGAGACTCTTCGATGCTCAATATTGGGGAGTGCCCCAACGTCGTCAAAGAATCGCGCTTGTCATGGATTTTGGAGGACAACGTGCCGCAGAAATACTATTTGAGCGCACGGGCGTGCCAGGGAATTCTGACGAGAGCATCCCGACGTGGCAAAGCTTTGCCAGAATTGCTGAAAAATGCATTGTTGGAAATGATCGAGTGGTGGGAGAAAAAAGCTTTTGTATCGTCGGAAACATGATTGACAGAGAAACCAACATGAATGGGACTGGTGTAAAAGAAGATGCTGCTTTCACTATAAACACTATTGACCGTAATGCTGTTGCCTACACTTTAAAGATTCATTCAGAATGCGAAGGTGGTGGCAAAGGTGCACTGGTACAGACCGAGAAGAGTGCAACGCTTTCTACATTGCAAGATCAAACGCTAATCTGCTTGGCAGACAACACCTCTTTACATAATTTAAAACAAAAGATTTGTGTCTTGAATGATCAGGGCGGTAGTGTAATGAATGTTTCTTACGATATTGTAGGAACAATAAGAGCACAAGAGCATGGTCATCAACCAATTGTATTTGAGAGCCATAGTCAAGATGCTCGATATACCCAGCAAGGTAATACAAGTCCGGCTTGTACGGCTCAATGGGGAACTGGTGGCAATAATATGCCACTTGTCGCTGAAAAGAAAGCATTTGCTATGCAGCGCATTGGTGAATACAAGGAAAGTGAACAAGCGAGCACGATGAAATCTCGTGACTATAAGGATGCTACTGATCTTGTAATTGAAAAAAATGAAGTAAATTGCGCTGGATTCCAGCTTGGTTTTAGACCGGAAAACACTCGTTATTATGACGAGTGCGCAACCACACTTTGTAATGGTACGAGACCAGGATGGACGACAGGGTGCATTCTTAATTGGATTGTTCGCCGCCTGACTCCTGTTGAGTGTGAACGGTTACAGGGTTTTCCTGATGGATGGACCGATATTGGCGAGTGGGTTGACGAGAATGGTAAAAAGCACAAGCCAGCCGATTCTCCTCGTTATAAGGCACTCGGCAATTCGATTGCGTTGCCGCAGTGGTACTGGATTTTCCAGAAAATGAAGTCGTATATCGGTGAGAATCCTACGCTTGGCAGTCTTTTCGATGGAATCGGTGGCTTTCCGCTTGTCTTTGAAAGTACGTATGGTGATGGTACTTCTATCTGGGGATCTGAAATTGAACCGTTTTGCGTTGCGGTGACAAAGAAGCATTTTCCAGAAGACTAAATCTCATAAAAGGCTAATTCAAATAAGAGGCGATACAATGAACAACAAAATTTCTATCAATGCAACCATCGACCCCGGTTCTTTGAGTATTCCGGCAAGTCCTATCTTCCAAAAGGAAAAGAATACATATCTTTGTCCGTTTTGTGTGACGAAGCTGGAGAAGTCCGAGCGTGAATGTTCTGATTGTCATCGCAAGATGGATTGGAGTAGGTTCACTGAAAAGAAGGAGGAGGTGTTCACTTGAATATAGATTTCTTCCGACGGCGCAAGACTCAGCTTGAAGATACGCTTCTTTTGAAAAATCAGGCCGTCGATATGCTTGATTATCTAAAGACGCACTGCATCAACAATGACCAGTATTGTGCCATTCGAGATTACATTGAAGAAGCTGCGAAGATCCTGGAGAGCGACCTCGAATACGCAAATAATAAGCTACAATCCGCATTCAAACCTAAGTATGGCCGGAACAACAGATTGACTCGTGCTCAATCTAAGATGTTCCGTGATAGAGAATATTAAAAATGGGGTGATGCCGTATGAACACATGTAAGAAAATATGTAACTGGTGTGGTCGTGAAATCAAGCCGATAGGTAGCGAGCAGGGAATCAGTTTTGAGCATCAATACTCTTATGGTAGCCAACTTGATGGTTCGCTTTTGAGTTTTGATTTGTGTCCTGAGTGTTCAGAACGGTTCCCAGTAGTGCTCGGCGCAATGTTTATACATAATCCATTAAAGGACGATTTCTAACGGCGGGTGCTGTATGAAATATAAGCCATCAATAAACCAGACGGAGGATAACACATAAAATGAATAGTGCGTAAATTGATTTGAGACAGTGAAACAGGAAACATAAGTGATTACCAATAAAACAAAATTACATAAAAGGAGACTTAATATGGCAGATAGAATTTTTAATCTTCCTCAGACCCGTGGTTCTTTTGAGATGGCTGGTAAGGTCACCGGCACCCAGCGTAGTAACTTCTACAACGAGAAGGAGACTAAGAGTGGTGCTATGCGCCGTGTCCTGAGCTTTGGCGTTCAGACCTCTAACGAAAACACTTTTTATGTTGATCTGGCTGGTATGCCTCGTGATAAGGTTTACTTCTTCCGCCGTGCCGATAAGGATAAGGGTATCGAGAAGGATAAGAAGGAAGTCGCTTGGAAGGATCGTCTGACTTATGTTGCACCGGAAGGCTATGACATGATTGGTGTTAAGGTCGGTGTCACCAAGAAGACGAATGAGTCTGGTAAGGTCGTCAATGATAACAAGACTCTGACCGACTTCGATGCAGCTAAGGAAATCTCCGAGAACCTGCATGACGGTGACAATGTGTATGTCCGTGGCAATATCGAGTACAGCACTTACAACGGTAAGCACCAGATTCGCTTTGTTCCTACTCAGGTGTCTCTGAGTTCCAAGGAAATCGACTTCGATGCAGAGGGTTTCGAGGAGCTGGCTCTGTTTACTCAGACCGTTGTGTACACTGGTTGCCGCAAGAGCGATGAGGGCGATGAAGTAATTGTCGATGCCAAGATTGTGAATTACAACACCATCGAGGACGCTGAGTTCTTCATTGACTATAAAGCAAACGCTCAGAATAAGGTTCTGGCCGATTCTATTCGTAAGCGTCTGAAGCCTTATACTAGCTTCGAGTGTTTTGGTCCCATCGTCAATCAGCAGAAGGTTGATGAAGTTGAGACTGAGAATATCTGGGGCGGTCCCAACAAAATGAAGCGTCAGGGAACTCAGGCAGTTCGCAAGCTGTATATCGAGGGTGTTAATCCTGATTCCTTTGATCCGAATCCCGGCGACAAGGATGCAGAGCCCACTTACACTGAGGACAATATCTCCGAGGCACGGGCAAAGATTGCTGCCAACACTCAGGCTAAGAAGGACTTTGACGGCAAGGCTGCTGAGAACGACACTTCTTGGTGGGGTGGTTCTAATAAGTCTACTGTAACTCCTGAAGATGAGGAAGATATCAACTGGGGCTAAAAATTTTTTGCTTTTAACTAAGTAACACAGGATACCAATAAAAGAAAAGATTTAGAGAGGAATTTACATATATGGCTATTGTTTGTGATGCATCTGCTATTCGTAAGAAGCTTCGTATGCTTGTGTATGGCGAGCAGGGAACTGGTAAGTCTCGATTTGCTATGCAGTTCTGCTACATGAAGACTCCTGAAGGTCGTCCGTTCCGTGTTCTGTATCTGGATACTGAGTCTGGTTCTATTGACGATTATCGTGAGGAACTGATGGAGAATGGGCTCGACCCGATGAATCTCCGTATCGTTTACACTCAGTCTCTCGCAGAGGTACAGGATTTCATTCATACCGTTGCTGACAATGAGGACTTCGAGGATGAGGATGGTAATGTTTGGCTTGACGCTGACGGTAAGCCTTTCCGTGCCGATGCTATCGTTGTTGATTCCGCAACCATTCTTAATCTGACTACGAAACAGGGCTTGACTAATTTCTCACAGAAGCGTGCAAAAGTTAAGGCTGCAGCACAGGGTCTGACCGGTGATGAGAAGTCGGTGAAGATCGAGGGTGCTGGTATGGAGTTGAAGGATTATCAGCAGCTGAATTTTAAGGGTCAGTCCCTGATTCTGGATCTGAATGCAACTGGTGTGAGTTACATCGTCATTTGCCGTGAGAAGGATGAGACTGAAACCAAGCTGGTGAATGGTTCTTCTGTGAGCGTTTCTACTGGCCGCAAGATTCCTGATGGCTTCAAGGGTCAGGAGTACAATGTCGGCACCGAGTTCCGTATGTACCATCCCAGCGATGATAAGTCTATCAACTTTGCTTATTTTGATAAGGATCGTACCGGTGTTCATAATGGCGGTGAGGTTGTAGAAGACCTGACTCTGCTTGAGTATCAGGAATATCTCGACCGTTCCGCAAAGAATCGTGAGGTCATTATCAAGAATGGTCTGAACGATGCAGTCAAGACGGAAATGAAGCTGCGTGCTCGTGAACTTGGTCTTGATGACAATGATATCAGTGATGATGCTCCTGCAGAGAACGCCTCCGAATCCAAGGAGCCTTCTCTGGACGACATCAAGGCAAAGCTGAACGATCTGATTGCTTCCGCTTCTCCTGTGAAGAAGAGTGCAGCACAGAAGGCAGTTAAGGCGGCTGGCCTGTCTACTGCATTCCGTTCTATGACTGACATCGAGGAACTGAAGAAGGTTGCCACAATCATGGAGAAGGAACTGGCTTAATGGAACTAACCCGTAAATGCAAGATTTGCGGGAAGAACATTTTCATCGAGCGAGACCGTAGTACTTTTTTCTACGACAAGACTGGCTTTTGCCATAAGGATTGCTTTGTAGAGGAAAAGAAAAACCAAAAACGCCCTTGGACAGATGACCTGCTAAGGGCATTTTTTGACAAAGTGAATGACACTACGGACAAAAAGGTCGATGATCTTCTTTCCAAAAAGAGAGAGCAAGACCACAATCGTGAGCTTGCACGTATCAAACAGGAAGAAAAAAAGATTCTTTTCGACCATATTCGAGATACATATGCCCCGGCGGTTGTTCCGGGTAGCTTCTACTCGAAACTTACGCAGTTAATTTCCGGTAATTATTACAAATATAGAGGTTCTATTCCTCCGCTAGAACTTTACGATATGTGGGTTCTAGCGAAACCCCGACTAGATAAGATAATTGCCGAAAAAGAAGCTAAGGGTTGTGATATGAGCCAGCGATGGAATTACGATTTGGCTGTTTTGCTGGCTCAGTATCCTAGTTATCTTGAACGGAAAGAAAGACTAGCTTCGATTCGCCGTGAAAGCGAAAGCAAAACGAAGGAAAATCTGACTGAAACGGTACTGAAACGGATGAAAACAGCACCGGAACAGAGTAAAAACGAGAATGAAATTGATATAAATGCAATTCTCGATGAGATATAAAAGAGGTTGGTAAATGGATAATACGGTTCATGACGCTCAAAGATTGAAGGAGCTTCAGGCACTTCCTCTTGAGCGAAAGATTCAAATCACTCAAAATCGCATCCAAGAATGGTATATGCATTACGACGGTGGTGTGTACGTCAGCTTCTCTGGTGGTAAGGATTCTACTGTACTTGCTCATCTGACGAAACAGTTATTCCAAGATGTTCCGCTTGTGTTTAGTAATACTGGTTTGGAGTATTCGTCAATCCAGAAATTTGCACGAGACGCAGATGCGGTTTTTGTTTATCCCAAGATGGGATTTAGTGATGTTGTCTCTACATATGGTTATCCTCTTATCTCTAAAGAAGTGGCAGAAGCGATTTATTACGCTAGACGAATCAGAAATAGCGGCGCAGCCACCATGAGAGAGAGAGAGAGAGAGAGAGAGTAAGAACAACTCTCAGGAAAAGACAAGAACTTCTGGGTTTAAGGACGAACTGTCCGGGAGGTGTCTTTAGCAACCCGTGGCTTTACGATGAAACAGGAGTCTTTCAGGGAAATAGACGGACGATTCTACTTGGTAATGAACCGGGAGCTGAAATGCAGGCTGGAACAAAATCCATGTTCAATAAGGAAAAATGGTTGCCAGCAACACAAGAACTTCCGTTTGCAATTTCTCATTACTGCTGTTCAGTTATGAAAAAAGGTCCAATGAAAAAGTACGCAAGAGCAACCAAGCGTAAACCCATTATTGGAACGTTGACAGATGAAAGTCGTGTTCGCAAGCAAGCTTGGATTCGACATGGGTGTAATGCTTTTGATAGCAAGTCTCCAACAAGTCAGCCTATGAGTTTTTGGACTGAGCAAGACGTGCTCACTTTCATCAAACAGTCAGGAATTCAAATTGCAGATGTCTATGGCAATATTGTTCCTACGAGTGATAAACCGGATGCGCCATTGTGCTGTACTGGGTGTGATCGTACCGGATGCACGTTTTGTGGATTTGGAGCTCACAACAAGAACGATAATAGATTCCTGACGCTTGCCGAACTTGACCCAAAGAAGTACGAGTATAGTATGAACGGTGGTCAATGGGTAGACAATCCAAAGTATGATGCAACTGCACCAGAGTATGATGGTGTATGGAAGAATTGGAACCCGAAGAAAATCTGGGTGCCAAGCAAAGAAGGTCTTGGACTGAGAAAAGTTTTCGATATGTTTAATGAACTGTACCCAAACAACAAAATTCAATATTAAAAAATATAAAGGGAGGTGGATGAGTGGAACTCATTTCAAATATCCCGAACGAAATTCTATTTGTTGGCGCAATTTACAAGCATCCTGACTATTTGGTCGAGTATGGGCATTATGTCAAGAGCAAGTACGATTTTGCCGATGAAGCAACAAAATTTTTCTACGATGCAGCGTTAATTATTTATGAAACTCGAACTCAAGAATTTAATAAAACGTCTGTTTTAACGTTTATGGCTGAAGATGAGTCCAGATTGTCCCAATACAAGCGGCTGAAGGGCTGGTCAACTATTGAATACTACATGAGCCTTGCGAATGACGATGATATCAAGGGATATTTCAATATCCTGAAGAAATATTCGCTACTTCGTGAGTATCAGAGAAACGGATTTAACATTGAAGGAATCTTGAAGCATCGACAGTTTGAAATGTTTGGTGCTCAGGACATTTACAAATTGATTCGTGGCAAGGCCGACAAGATCAATACGGTTATCATTACAAACGATGATGCTGAGATTTTGAATAATGGTCTTCTACCAATGGTCAATGAACGTCTGAGCGTTCCCGATATGGGGTTGCCGTTCCAGTATCCTATCATGAATGATTTGTTCCGAGGATTGAAACTGGGCACTGTGATGTTCAATGGTATGCCATCTAACGCCGGTAAGACTAGATACATGATGGCGATTGTTGCCTACGTCACATTGGTTCAAAAGCAGAAAGCTCTTCTGCTGCTGAATGAGATGGATCTTGAGTCAGTCCGGTATTGCTTACTGGTCACCGCCATCAATAATCCTGAGTTTCAAGAGTTGCATGGTCATCGCTTCCACAAGGATGAGCGAGAAATCACCCTTGGAATGTACCGGGATGCAAATGGAAACTTCATCTTTCGAAAGCAAAACGAAGACGGAGAATACATAGAAAGCATTGATGAGTTCACCGCTCGTGTCTACGAGGAAAGCGAGGAGTATCGCAATGTACTTGATGTCTGCCAGTGGATCGAGAGCGAATCACAAGGCTTGATTATCGCAAAGGATGTCTCTGCTGATTATAGTGACAAGTCCCTACGATTTGAAATCCAGAAGGCAGCTCTCACCCAGGGAGTTAAGTATGTGTTTTACGATACTCTAAAGAACGACATTGCTTCGATTGGTGAATGGGCAGCGTTCAAGGTCACGGCCACCGAGCTTGAAGAGATTGCGAAAAATTTGAAGATTTTTATCTATGGTAGTATCCAGTTGGCCGAAAATGCTCATGAGTATCTTCCTGATGAGCTGAATTCAAACAACATTGCTGAGTCAAAAATGATTAAGCATGTTGCTTGGACGATGGTTCTATTCAAGGAGATTCCAAAAGATAAGTTCGTAAAGTATCAATACATCTCTCATGACCCTGAGTGGGGCGGTGACTGTGCCCATCGGCTGAATCCAGATAAGCGGTATTACGTTGGAAACATCGATAAAAACCGTTTTGGTGAGAAAAAGAAAATCATGTTTGAAGTGAATTTGAACCAGAATGTCTGGAAAGAGGTCGGTGTCTGCACCAGAAAGTAAGGAACTACAATGGTAAATATCGCAGATCTGAAAAATTACATTCTTGAAGAACAACAGATTGAGCCGATTCTGGAGGAACTTGGGTGTCATCACATCAGTCACAAGACTGGTTATTACCAGTGTGCAAATCCAGATGGTGACAATAGAACGGCACTCTGTATCTACGAGAATGAAAATCTTACTGCGGTAGATTACACACGAGATATTGCCAATGGAAAGACCAGTTATGATTTGATTTCTGTCGTTCAGTTCTTTCTGGAACTGTCTTTTCCAAAAGCCATTAAGCAAATCTGCGAATGGGTTGGTCTTGACTACTATCACAACTTCGAGGAAGACCTTCCTAAAAGTATGTTGATTCTAAAAGAACTTATCGCCATGCAAAATGAAGGTGAAGAACACGAGGATGACCGTCCGATAGTCCCCATCTCCGAAGCCATCCTCGGTTATTACAAACCTTATGTGAACCAGATTTTTGCTGACGATGGGATATCTTATGAGACGCAGCAGGAGTTTGAGATTGGCTTTGATGAACTGACAAATAGAATCACGATTCCAATCAGAGATGAAATTGGCACTCTGGTTGGTGTAAAGGGAAGATACTTTGGTAAACCGCCTGAAGGTGAATTAAAGTATCTGTATCTTGAGCCGTGTGCCAGAAACCGTATTCTGTATGGCCTGTATAAGACAGAGCCGTACATTAAGAATAAAGGTCTGGTATATGTGGGTGAAGCTGAAAAGTCTGTTATGCAGATGTGGAACATGGATGTCTGCAACTGCGTAGCGACTGGCGGCAAGAAGGTTTCACAGAATCAAATTGAAATTTTGACACGTCTTTGCGTTGATATTTGTTTCGTCTTTGATAAAGACGTTCAGCTTAGTGAGCTTATGGTTCTCGCCAATCGATTCGTCGATGGCGTAAGTGTGTATGCTGTAGTAGATGATAAAGGGATTCTGGATGAAAAGGAAGCCCCAACTGATAATCCTGAAAAATTTAAAGCATTGATTGAGAATTGTGTTAGGAGAATTAAATGAATGTAAAACTCTGGAAGGGGAGTAGGAACGACCTATCAGACCCGATTGGAACGATTATGGAGAACAGAGGGGTTGAGGATTATAAGACCTACATGAACCTAGATGATTCTTGTCTGAATTCTCCGTGGGAACTGGACAACATGGAAGATGCTGTCCGGCTGTTGAACAAACATATCTGGAATAAGTCTATTATCTCTATCCTTGTAGACTGTGATGTGGATGGATTCACAAGTGCTTCAATGATGTTTCAGTATTTGAAGACGATTGGTTATTTTGGAAAAATCAATGTTCTGCATCATAGCGGCAAGGAGCATGGACTCTCTAAAGAAATTGAGGTTCCATTTGAAACTACCTTGCTGATTATTCCTGACGCTGGTAGTAACGATGTTGAGCAGTGTAAGGAACTCCGCGAAAAGGGAATCGATATTCTGATTCTTGACCATCACATCTGCGACAGAAAGAATCCTTACGCAGTAATCGTCAACAACCAGAACGGTACATATCCTAATAAGGAATTGTCTGGCGCTGGCGTGATGTATAAGTTTCTTCAGGCTGTTGATGAATATAATTGGACTGATGTTGCAGACCGGTATCTTGATCTGGTGGCAGTCGGAAACATCGGTGACGTTATGGATATGCACTCGCATGAGACAAAGCGCCTTTGCACGAAAGGTCTGGCACGAATTGTAAATCCGATGATTTGTGCCTTGGTTGAGGCGAATAGTTTCAATATCAAGGGTGATCCGACTATCAATGATGTTCAGTTCTACATCGTTCCGATGATGAACGCACTGATTCGCGTTGGCTCATCCGAGCAAAAGAAGCGGATGTTCCGTGCGATGGTTGGAGAGGAACAGACCTTCCAGTATACTCCGACTCGTGGCAAGAATGCCGGTGTTACGATTGATGAGACTCTGGCGCAGCATGTAGCTCGTGAGTGTTCCTCTTGTAAGTATCAGCAAAACAAGACCAAGGACAAGGCTGTCGCAGAGCTTCAGGAACTGATTGAGAAGCACAGTGCAGACCAGAATAAGATTCTCTTCTGCAACTCTACTGGCATTCTTGATAACACTCTGACTGGTGTTGTGGCAATCAAGCTGGCTGAAATGTATGCAAAACCGTGCGTATTGCTTCGTACCTTCGCTGATGAACCGGATTATTACGGTGGTTCAATGAGAAATCCTGACGGTTCTCCGATTGAAAGTTTAAAGGAGTTCTTGATGAGTACCGGAGATTTTGAGTCAGTTCTTGGTCATGATAATGCTGCTGGTGTGAAAATCAAGAAAGAAAATGTGCCAAAGGCGATTGCGGATTGCAATGAACTGCTTAAAGATGTCACGATGAGTAAGGCAATCGTAGTTGATTTTGATTTTGACTATAGTAAGCTGACCGTTGCATTGCCGAAGACCATGTACGAAATGCATAAAATCTGGGCACAGGGTATTTCCGAGCCGTATTTCTACATTAGAAATATTCCGTTAGCTCATAGTGGATGTGCTCCGATGGGCAAGAACGGTAATATGTGGAAGTATTCTGATGAAGAAAAAGGCATTGATTTTGTGTGTTTTAATGATAATGGACGACTGATTGATTGGATTGAAGATAGTTTCGAGGATGATGAAGTTGTTACTTTTTATGGAGACAATTATGCAAAAATTATCAATGCTGTGTGTCGGTTGTCTTTAAATCAGTACGGGAATAAGGTTACGCCGCAAGCGCAGATTGTGGATTTTGAGGTGATTTGATATGGGAAATTGGAAACGTGCTATCGCCATCGACTTTGATGGCACTCTCTGTGAGAATAATTATCCTGATATCGGTGAACCAAACTGGAATGTCATTTATCAAGCAATTCAGGAACAGAAACACGGTGCTGGTCTGATTCTCTGGACTTGCCGTGAAGGGAAGCTCCTGTATGACGCAATTGAAGCTTGCTTCGATTGGGGTATTCAGTTTGATGCAATCAATGAGAGTCTTCCTGAGTGGAAAGAGCATTTTGGCACTGCTCCTAGAAAGGTTGGAGCTGATGAATATTGGGATGATAAGGCTAAGGTTGTAAAAAATGGAGAGTTGATTGACAATGCTGATGCCTGAACAGTTTGAAGCAGACGTTAAAGAATTTATCGCAGAATGCAAAAGCCATCCAGTGATAGATTTGTCAAAAGATGATCCATGCGAAGGATGTCGCTTTGAGGACTTTTGCGATAGGTTTTATCCGGGCGATGGTAGCACATGGCATTGGCGAGTTTATGAGAGGGGTGAATGAATGGTTTACATTACAGGCGATATTCATGGTGATTACAATCGGTTTTTAGAATTGGAAAAGTTTTGCCATAAACACAATCTTGGAATGAATGACTGGATCGTCTGCCTTGGCGATGTCGGTTTGAACTACTACGGCAAGGATGACCCTCGTGAATGGAGTATCAAGACTATCGCCGCAGATATTCCTGCAAATCTGTTTTGTATTCATGGCAACCACGAGCGCCGCCCGTCTCGTAAGGATGGTTACAAACTAAGGAAGATTTGTGGTGATATTTGCGGAAGAGCGTGGTATGACCCGCAGTATCCAAACCAGTATTTTGCTATTGATGGTGAGGTTTACCAGATTCTTTCTGGCATAGAGATGTTGAATTGTCTTGTTTGTGGTGGAGCTTATTCTGTGGATAAGTATTATCGGTTGGAGTGTGGATATAATTGGTTTCCCGATGAACAGCCGAATGAAAAAATAAAAAAGAAAGTTGCGCAGCAGGTAAACGATAGTAATATCGATGTTGTGTTAAGTCACACTTGTCCGACACGCTACGTTCCTACAGAGTTGTTTCTTAGTTGTGTTGATCAAAGTACTGTTGATAGTTCTACGGAAGAGTTTCTTGATGATATTCTTGATATTCTGGAAGAGACTCGTATTGGTAAGCCGTTTTGGTATTTTGGTCACTTTCATGGCAATAAATATACTGACGATTATGTGATGCTTTTTGATGACGTTATTAAATTTGGAGATAAGGTGAAGAGTGATGAGTGAATATCATGTGAGCTGTGGCATGTTTGGTATTTACGCAGGAACTGTTAAAAAGAATGGAACTGAATGGAAGGATAAAACCTGTGTCACGGACGAAGCTATTGAGGCGGTTCGTGATTGGCTTCTTTCTGAAGCTCAATCGGATAACAGAACTTCTGGTGGATATGCATGGACAACAAAGGATGGTAAGACTGTGACTTTGAGAGTGTCTATTGAGGGTAAGGTGAATACGGATGATTAAAAATAAAAATTTACGAGTGCTTGATTATATTGATGGCAAGGAAATCCTCATTCAGATGGGTGAGGAAGGTTCTGAGCTGTCGAAAGCTGCGATAAAGTTTTATCGTGCAATCGACATGAAGAACCCAACGCCTGTAAGCATTAACGAGGCTTATGAGAACCTCGTAGAAGAATTCGGTGATGTGCTGAACTGTATCTACGCATACTATGATGATGACGAAGATTGCATCTTGGCGTTTACATCGAAAGCGAATGAGATTGCTAACGAGAAGCGCAAGCGTTGGATTAAGCGCCTGAAGGAACGCAATCAGTTTTAATGGTGGAAGGAGAATAGATGTCAGATAATTTTGTAAATCTTCATGTACATACAGCGCAGGGTTCGTTACTTGACTCTATTCTTACCGTCAAGGAACTTGTAAACTTTGCCAAAGAAAACGGCCAGAAAGCAATCGCGGTTACAGACCACGGAAAAATGCACTCTTTTGTTGACCAAGTTAAGGCTTGCAAGGAAGCAAGCATTAAGCCAATCATCGGCTGTGAGGTCTACGAAGTAGATAATCAGAGCGAAAAAGCTGATACGAAAGACTATAAACAACCTCGTTATCATCTTGTTCTGCTGGCAAAAAACGAGACCGGTTTGAAAAATCTGTTCAAGGTTGTTTCAAATGCTTGCGTTGATGGCATGTATAAAAAGCCTCGAACTTCTTTAAACATCATTGAACAGAACGAGTGGGGTAAAGGTATCATCTGTCTTACGGCCTGTCAAGTTGGTCGAATGAGTAGATTGCTTGTTGATGGGAACGAGACTGAGGCATGGCAGTTATGGAACAAACTGAAATGGATCTTTGATGACGTGTTTATGGAAGTTCAGTCTCATGATACGCCAGATCAGGCTGAAGCTAATGCCAAAATTGCAGCTTTTATCAAAAAGTACAATCTTCCGTATACCATTACAACCGATGCTCATATGCTTTCCAAGGAAGATGTTGATGCACATTCAGTTTTTGTAGAAATTGGAGAAGGACGAGAAGTTGGAGAAAGTTATGTTGACTGCTATCTTCAGACCGAAGACGATGTGCTGAGAACACTTTCAAAGCAGTTTGATGAAGACTTCATCCGAGAAGGTTGCTCAATGTCTGTGAAGATTGCAGATATGGTTGACGATATTGATATTGGTCTTGGTCAGCCAAACCAGATGCCAGAAGTGAAAATTGAAGGTAAATTTGATTCGCATCTGGATTACCTGCGTTACCTCGTTTATTCTACTTTTGATGAAAAATTCGGATGGATGAGTAAAGAAGAACAGCAAACCCGGCGGGACAGAATTGAGATGGAACTTGACGTTTTGGAATATGTTGACTACATCGACTATTTCATCATGCTGTATATGCTTTGTAAGGTGGCCGATGAACGAGGTATCCCTCGTGGCTATTCTCGTGGTTCTGGTGCAAACTGTCTATGTCTATTTATGCTAAACGTTACGCAGATTGATTCTGTTCGTTGGGATCTTGACTTCTCTCGTTTTGCAAATAAGGGTCGTAGGAGTCTCGCGGACTTTGACTTTGATATTAGCCGTCGTCGTCGCAAAGAACTTGTTTCTATTGCAGAAGAGCTTTTTGGAAAAGAGAGCGTAGCACCAATCGCAACTTTTAATTCTCTGTCTACCAAGGTTGCCATTAAGGACATTGGCAAGGTACTGAACGAAGATCCAGAAAGCCCATATTATATGCAGATTCCGTATGAATTGCGAAATGAAGTTGCTAAGTTGATTCCGACAGTGAAAACATTGGACGATCTCGGAGAAGAAGTTGAGAAGGAAGTTCTATTGAAGGACATTCTTGGAAAGAGTGAGCAGCTTTCTAATGTGTATGATAAGTTCCCTCTGTGGTTTAAGTACGTTATGCGGCTTGAAGGTTTACCGAAGAGTATGGGTCGCCATGCTGCAGGAACTTTAATTACACCTAAGCCTGTTATTGAATATTGTCCTCTCTGTATGGATAGAGAAGGTAATCAGATGTGTCAGCTTGAAATGCACAATGCTATGGATGACCTGTCTCTAGTTAAGATGGATTTTCTTGGTCTTGAAAATTTGGACACGATTGATGACACATTAAAGATGGCCCATCTTACTTGGAAAGATGTCGATATCAACCATCTTGATTTGAATGACAAGGCAGTCTATGACGCTGTTTATAAATCTGGACACACAATTGGTATTTTTCAGATGGAGTCTGCTGAAGCTCGAAAGATGTGTGTTGAAGCAAAATGTGACAACGCCGAGGATATCATTGTTGTGAATGCAGCAAACCGCCCTGGTACTAAGGACAGTTTCCCGACGTATTGCTCCAATAAACTTCATCCAGAGACTATCAAACTACTTCATCCTGACATCAAACAGCTTTTTGCCAAGACTCAGTACATTCTTCTTTATCAGGAACAGGCTCTTGCAGTATTCCGTTATGCAGGATTCCCTGAAACTGAAGTTGACAATGCTCGTCGTGCCATTGGTAAGAAAAAGAAGGATGTTATGGCATCCTTGGAGGTCCAGTTTAGAGATGGTCTTCACAAGAAAGGATGGAACGATTATCAAATTTCTGAGATGTGGGCATTGATCTTGAAACAGGCTTCTTATTCCTTCAATCGGGGCCACGCAGTTGCTTATGGACTTCTTTCTTACCTAACAGCATACTTGAAGACTCATTATACTGAGTATTTCATGGCTGCGTGTATGATTACTAAAGAAGATGATTCTGGCAAAATGGGTGTGTTCATCAATGAATGTGACCGTCTACATATTCGGGTCCTTCCTCCAAGTGTTAACAGGTCTGATATGGAATTTAAGGCCGATGCGGAGAAGCACACAATTTTATTTGGCTTAAAGGCCATTAAGGGAATGGGCGAGAGTGTCGCATCAGGGGTGATTGCAGACCGTCCATATTCTGGATTGGCAGACTTTGTTCAGAGAGCAAATGGTGGCAAGATTGGCACTTCAAATGTTGTCAAGTTGATTAAGGCTGGAGCTATTCCAACAAAGGACAAGAGAAAAATCTTAATCACTTTTGCAAATATGGTTTTTGAGAACGAGTATAAAGAGAAGAGTTTCCACGAAATGGCATCTCTCCCCAAGATCTCTATTCTCAAAGACGAATACGGAATTGACACAGATTCTATTAAAGACAAACCTACCAGACTCGCCTTATATAATAAGGTAAGAAGGGAGCGCTGGGAAGCGGACACATGGAATCGAAAGAAAGAAAAAGACAAAAAGCGGAATGCCTTTATGCAGGCGTTTGCTGAAAAGTATATGCAAGACGAGCACATGTGGGAATTTGAAACCCTTTCAATGTTCTTGACTAGCAATCCCATTAAGGATGCTTGTACCTATATTGATGCTGGGCTTGATACTGTAGAGGATGGCGGTGAGGCAACTGCTATTTGTGTCATCGTAGACATCCAAAAAAAGAAGGATAAACGTGGTAACCAGTTTGCATACTTACATGTTTACATGACAGGTGGTATTGTTGAAATGATTTGTTGGGCATCTCAGTGTGCACGATATTCAAGTCTAATTTCAAAGGGCAGCGATCTTGCAATCCTTTGCAAGAGAAAAGAAAATTCGTACATTGTTGAGAAGATGAAGCCTTACAAACAGTGGCTGCATGATAGAGAGATAAAGTAATGAATGGTGTTTTATATACTATTGACGGAGAGGTTGTTTGTGAATTTCCTGAGTTTAAAATTGATTGGTACAAAGATAAAACTGTAATTAAGATACATTGTACGAATTGTTGCGTCGTTAGAAAAGTTCAGAAGTGGAAGTTTGACTGCGCAGAACAATGCGAGCGTACCACAAAATGGTTTTATTGCAGAGTGTGCGGAGGACTGACAGAATTTAGATTAGGTGCATAATAAGAGGGTTATAAAGTGGCAGATAAGAAATTTAATGAAAATATGATCCGTTGCTACATCAGGATAAAACGAGTCTTTTATCCGAAAGATGGGAGGGAGGTGGAGCCCGGCGGCTTCGCCACTTTCTCTGCCGAGGTGGTAAAAGTCAAGCAGGGAAATCCTATCATGAGCCGATACAGTGACCTCCGGCTAAAAGGTAACGTTCCTAGCCTCGATATGAATAAAACTTATTCGTTCTGTGGTGAATATGTTCATCATGAAAAGTTTGGTGATCAGTATAAAATTATCTACATGAATGAGTTTCAAGAGATTACTGACCCGGAAGAACAAAAAAGCTTTCTCCGTTTTATCTTGACCGACCATCAGTTTGAGATGCTTTATGAAGCATTCAAGAATCCGTATGAAATCATCAAGAACGGTGATATCAAGTCTCTTTGTACTGTTAGTGGCATTACGGAAGGTCGAGCACAAAAGATTATTGACTCCTTTGAAAACAACATTGATAACAGTGAGGCGTACACAAAGCTAATTGAGTACGGTCTGACCCCTAGTGCTATTGAAAAGCTTGTTCGTCAGTATCACGGTGCAGACATTCTGGTAAAAAAGATTGAGGAGAATCCTTATGTCTTGATTGATGATGCGTATGGCATCGGCTGGAAAAAAGCTGACGCTCTTGCTTTAAATATGGGCTTAAAGCACAATTCGCAATTCAGAATCGAAGCCTACGTCATGCATTTTCTTGCCGACCGTGCTGAAGAAGGTAACTCTATTATCTCGGCAAACCAGACAATCAATAGCTGTATCAAGGAACTTGAATTGGACGAGGGAGATCAAGAGGTCATCAAGAGGGCACTTTTTCATCTGCATGATGTACGTGAAACACTTTGGTGGAGCGATGACCGTCAGGAATTTGCTCTAACTAGAGTGTGGAATCTGGAAGATAGTATTGCGAAGGAAATCAAGCGTCTGGCGGATGCTCCTGTTGAGCCGATTGGTCAAAATATGGATGCAGCAATCAATGAGGCCGAAAATGCGCTTGGCATCAAGTATACCGAAGAACAGAGAGATGCCATTAAAAAGGTATGCTCTAGCAACGTCTGTATCTTAACAGGCTACGGCGGAACTGGCAAAAGTACCGTTGTCGCTGGTGTCTTAAAAGTTCTTCGTGGTAAGTCTTTTGCACAGACTGCACTCTCTGGCCGTGCTGCCGCTCGTATGCAGGAGATTACTGGTCAGGATGGAAAGACGATTCATCGTCTCCTTGGATATGACATCGAGAACGGTGGGTTTGTTCACGATAAGGACAATCCTCTGGATGAGGACATCATCATTCTGGATGAGACCTCAATGGTTGGTGCTCAATTGTTTTACGATTTGATTCAGGCAATCGAAACTGGCAAGCGATTCATCATGATTGGTGATGACGGCCAGCTTGAGAGTATCGGTATGTGTAACATCTTCAAGGATATGCTTGCATCTAAGGTTGTTCCTGTGGCTCGTTTGACTAAGATCCATCGTCAGGCAGCCAAGTCTGCAATTATCACGGAGAGCATTAAGGTTCGTAACGCTACGCAATTGGTTCCTTATGGCTGGGCTGGTAGTGAGATTCGTGGTGAACTTCGTGATTTGGAGCTTGATATCTATAAAGACGCAAGTGAGTCATTCAACCACATCATCAATCAGTACCGTACCTTATATAATAAGGTAGGGAATGATAGTGCGAAGATTCAGATTGTACTTCCACAGAAGCTGCGTGGCAGTATCTGCACTTATGAAGTCAATAATGCTATTCAGGAAATTGTGAATCCGAGTCGTGGTCAAGCAGAAGCAAAGGTCACAATCTATGGTGATGGCAAGGATAGGGTGTATACTCTGCGTGAGGGCGATCAAGTCATTATCAACAAGAACAACTATGAGCTTCATACATACAATCTCAAGACAAAGAAAAAAGAAGAGAAGTGTCCGGTGTTTAACGGAAACCGTGGCATTATCCGAAAGATTGAGAGTAGCTTTATCCTGGTTGATTTTGATCAGTGGGGAACAATCTTTATTCCACATTACTTTGGTGGGAATAACATCTGGGCAACACTTGAACTTGCTTATGCTTTGAGTTGTCATAAGTTGCAGGGCAGTGAGGCTCCGTATGTGATTGTTGGCATGGACAACTCTGCGTACCTGATGCTGACGAGAGAATGGCTCTATACGGCCATCACTCGTGCCAAGAAGTATTGTGTGATTTGTGCCGAAACTCATGCTCTTGATCGGGCTGTAAAGACTTCGAGAGTTCCATATAAGCAGACGTTCTTGAAGGAATTTTTACGGAAAGAATTTGCAGAAAAGCATTGACAATTATGTGCGTGTCCTGTATAATATAGTTATAAAAAGTCTCCATCCCGGAGGCTTAAAATTCTCTCTTTAACTATATAATACAGGATACGGGAAAGAAATGGCTTGCTCGTAACGACAAGCCTTTCTTTATTAGCTATAACTATATAACACAGGATACGTAAGGAGGCTTTATGACAGATAAAGAGCTCATAGGTAAGCTTGATGCGATGGTTAAGGCATTGCAGAAAGCAAAGAAGAAGACGGACAAGACCCGCATTTTGCTGGATGCACGTAAGGATTTTGGAGATGAAGCTGATGAACTGATGGCGTTTTTCCGATTCCTGCTCGACCCGGCAATTGTTACCGGACTGTCGGACGCAAAGATCAATAAGAAGGTAACTGCAAAGCCGGATATCGACGTTCAGTATCTCAGCTGCGGATACCTTTATATTATGGGTGCTGGTCACAATACCGGCTCTGATGCATCTATTGCAACAATCCGGAATTATTTACATAAAAATCCTGAGTACGAAGAGTTTCTGAAACGACTGTTTACTAAGAATCTGCCAATTGGTGTGGAAGCAGCTACCATCAATAAAGTATATGGCGATGAAATTGTTCCTGTCTGGGAGATTCAGCAGGGATACCCGATTGATAAGGTTAAGCTGAAAAAGGGCACTTGGTTCAGCCTTAGCCAGAAAGAAAATGGCAATAGGGGAACTTTCTTTAATGGTGACCTTATTTCTCGGCAGGGACAGAAATTTCAAGGTCTTGACCATATTAAGAATGATCTACTGACTCTGTATGATGGTGATACAGAACTGGTAAACACACGTTTTTTTGATGGTGAACTGATTTATAAGAATCCAGAGGGTTGGCCGGACGGACAGGCGTTTCGGTATGGCACTGGCTTATTAAACTCGGACAATAAGGACAAGACTGGTATTAAATTCGTTATCTTTGATACGGATTTCGCAAGAGACTTCGTTCAGGATAAATGCATCACACCATATATGGTACGGCGAGAGTATTTAAACGAGCTTCGTAAGAAAATTAAGGAAAAGCACCTTAAAAATATTGAGATTGTACCGATGATCTATGAAGGTATTGATCAGAGTGTGATTCCTCATGGGCTTGATTATGCGGTCGAAATGGGATGGGAAGGTTTGATGTTGAACACCAACGTTCCTTACCGCCGGGCTCGTCACAATGGTTGTCTCAAGATTAAGCGTTTCTATACTGTTGACCTGCGAATCACAGCAATCGAGGAAGGTCAGAACCGTCTGGCTGGTACGATGGGTGCTCTAGTTGTGGACTACAAGGGCAATGAGCTTCGCATTGGTTCTGGTTTTGATGATGCTACGAGAGCTGCTGTGTGGGCGAATCCTGATAATTACATCGGTAAGATTGTGGAATGTAAGTACAAAGAGGTTAGCTGTGATAAGAAAACTGGTGCTGAATCTCTGCAATTCCCGACCTTTGTGCGATTCCGAAACGACAAGAACGAAGTGAGTTACGGATAAAGGAGTAGATATGAAAACTTATTACGCAGTAACCGAAGGTGAATATTCAGATTATCGGATTATTACTATCACTGAAGATAAAGAAAAAGCGGAAAGAATCGCCGCAGCCTACGACGGTGATGTCGAAGAGTACGAGGATTGTATTATAAATCCGATTGGTGTTTGGAGGATTTATTACAACGAAAAAACTAAAAAGTGGGCTGTATGGCATTCTAATAGAAACATCGAAGATATCAAAGATGAAGAGTGGGGACCTGATTATTTTGAGCCCACCTTTTCAATGGGAATGACATGGGCTATTTATGTTACTGCTGAAAACAAAGATCTTGCTCTGAAGATTGCTTATGATAAGTATGCTCAGTGGAAAGCTGAACGGGAAGGACTGATTTAAAATGCTACTTTTAACGCAAGACGGAGAAATTATAAATCTTGACCGTATGGCAATCATTGATACCGCAAGCCTTAATGTTTATGCAAGGCAGGGCATGGGTGAGCGTGGAATTATCCTTGGTAGTTATAACTCTGAGAGTAGATGCTACAATGTTATTGCAGAAATTTATGACGAATATGCACATGGACAGGATGTGTATTCTATGCCGAAGGATTAACTATGAACGACTTCCGAAAACTAGCCATCCCAAAGAAAGAACGACTTGAAGTTCAACTTACTGATGGCACAGAAGAACACGATATATTATACATAATTACATCTCTAGCCACTATTAAAGGTGCTGAGATTTTTAAAAATTTTCGTTTGTATTCTGTAGGCTCCGCCGGGGAGCTCAACTTATTAGAGAAGCAAGACGGCGATCCCTACTTTGATAAGCTGAAAGGAACAGAATATGAGTAATTCGATGAATCGAGAAGACCGGTGCAGAGAGCAGCGTAAGGCACGAATCCTTGCCCGGCGAATCAAGAAGGCCGGTGGTCCCGACTTTCTGGCTGGAATGCCGGTTGAAGAGTGGGAGCCAAAGATTGGTGATGAGGTTACTATTAAGGTAAAGAGGATTCAGGGCAAGAAGGACTTCTTTAAGATGAGTCCTCAGTATCAGGACTTTATCAATAGCCTTGAGGATGGAAAGCCTTACAAGATTACCAGTACCGGTATGAAGGGTCAGGTTTACGGCATTGACGCACATCCTTATTTCCAGATTTGGAAGGGTGATATGGAACCCTACAAGGAGCCCTAATGAGGATGTACTTCAGAACGGACTATTATACCGATGTTGGCATAGATGAAGTCGTTCGGCTTCAAAGAGGAACTACATACGAAGTAGTTTCAGAAACTGAATTTTTTTATTTTATCGTAACTGATAATGAATCATTCAGGAAAATGCTAAACATTGTCATGATTCCCAAAGAAGATCTCGAAGATGATGTCTATGTGGTGACCGGCAAAAGTGAAGAATTTAAGGAAGGAGGTGGGGCGATATGATTGGTATTGACCATCGTGAGCAGGGTCGTAAGGAACGAGCCCTTGCAGAATATTATAGAACCTTGGCTCGATATCCAACTGAATGTGGAGATCCGATTACATATCAGTTATCAGAAGAGCAGCTTAAACAGGTTCTCTGTGGAGAGGTTACTGTGGATGAGTTGATTGAAAGAGGTGAGGTAAATGGGAGACAGGATTAAGATGTGGATCGCTTTCGTTAAGATTTTTAAGGATTATCTTATTGTGGTCGGAATCATGATTGCGTTGTGGCTGCTGTCTTGCCTTATCAAATATGGGATTTCAGTATCCAACTTTCCAGATTGGTTTAAGTTTGCACTTCTAAAGTAATGGAGGATTAAATGGTAACCGATATTCTTAACAGAGAAATTCATGTTGGCGACACAGTTCTTAGAGCTAGAACTCAAAAAAGTCGAGGAGTCCTTTGGAGTATTCATAAAGTTGTCGCCATTATGAACGTAATGATTAAAGTTCAAGATGGAAAGTACACTTTAAATGTCGCACCTAAAAATTGCATCGTAATTGGTGAGAACGACATTCCTGAAAACTGGCAGGACGAATATTAAGGAGAATTAAATGACAGTTGATTTGATCGCGTACACACAGCGAGTTGTTCCTACAAGTGATAAGAACCCTTTAGATATTGTGGAGGAAGCTGCGAGTATTTGTTATGACTCTTCAATGACTGACGACTATAAAATTGCTAAAGGATGTAAAGCCAGTGGTCACTATTCTGTGCTTGAACACATCAACTTTACGTTCTATGTTAAAGATGTAAGTCGAGCACTTCTGGCACAGATTAGTCGTCATCGACATATTAGCTTGAGCTGCCGCAGCCAGCGTTATTGCAGCGAGGATGGATTCAAGTATGTGAACCCGTTTACCGGTGAAGATGCTGATGTTTTCGATAATATGATGTCGGACATTGATACCGATTATCAGATCCTCAAGAAGTATCACAACGCCAAAAACGAAGACGCCCGTGCAGTTCTGCCAAATGCTTGCTGTACAGAGTTTTACATTACGATGAACGCTCGTGCTTTGATTGAGATGAGTCATCTTCGACTTTGTTCTAGGGCTCAAAAAGAAATCCGCGAGATGTTTACAGAAATGAAGAAGGAAGTTGCACAGGTTTGTCCTGAAGTAGCAAACTGGATGGTTCCTTCTTGTGAGGCTAATCCGAAGTATCCGTTCTGCCCAGAGGGTCGTGGTTGCTGTGGCCGTCATCCGAAGCTGGCAGATGTTTATAAGCCTATTGAAAAGAACAAGGAGGTTATTGATGGAAACACTTGACGAAATTAAGAAGAATGTCGATCATCCGTCTCATTACGGCGGTGCAGACAATCCCTATGAGGCCATCAAAGTGCTACGGGAGTGGCAGTTAGACAAGGATGCTTATCTTTGGAATGTTGGTAAGTATCTAAGCCGGGCAGGTCACAAAGATGGTAATTCTCAGCTTCAAGATTTGACGAAGGCACGTTGGTATTTGGACTATAAAATCCAGCTTTTAGAGGAGCAACAGAAGATTACTGAAAGTGTCGTAGATACGCTAAAGAAGATTCCTGATGAGACTAATGATAAGCTGACTACGATGCCCAATAGTTCGCATGATTATCCTACTGTCCATGAGTGGGATGGGCTTACTTGTCATCCAATCAACCAATCCGACAAATTAGCAAAAGCAGAGCCGATGTGCAACATCGAGACTGCCGTGGTTCCTGATTGCGCCGATGAGGTCAAGTTTTAAGAGGTTTACATAAATGAGATACAACTGGAAGTTACCTATTATCGTTATTTGCGTCGTGTTTATTTCCATTCTTGGCATGACCTTTATGGTGCAGGGGCCTAAGAACACGGCCATCTCTTATGAAGAACAGATCCAGGAAGCTAAGTCTGGCATTGAGATTCAGGAGAAGCGCAGAGCTGATCTGATTCCAAATCTGGTTGAAACCGTCAAGGCTTATGACCAACATGAGTATCAGACCCTGATGGATGTTGTGAATGCTCGTGGCACTTCCGGCCAGACCGCTCAAGAGATTACGACTCAGATTGCAGCTATTGCGGAAGCATATCCTGAACTGAAGTCTAGCGACAACTACAAGGAGCTTATGAATGAGCTATCCGTCACTGAAAATTTGATTGCAAACTATCGTGGCGATTACAATCGTGTCGTGAAGGAATATAAGCAGAGCGTTCGTAAGTTTCCGAACTCCTTTCTGCTGGGTCTGACTGGATATGAGGTTCAGAATTATGAGTATCTGTCCTATGAGGGGAATGAGGCGGCACCGGCAGTCGGTAACCTTTTTGGAAATCGGTAATACCGAAATTACTTATCGTGAATTGATCGTCAGTGTTGGTATTGTGTTCATCATGCTGATACTTGGTAGCGTTATCGCTGGAAATATCACCAGAGATTCGCTTGAGCAGAAGAAAGAATATAATACAGCAATTTCGATTGAGTCCGAAAATATGTTCGATTATGGAATAAGAACTAACGTAGGCAACGCCTTTTGCCAAGGCGCACTAGAAGCAGTAGATACCGTAAGTGATTCACGTATCGACGGACAGTGGATGTACATCTATTGCGAAGAAAAGCATTATACGATGCATACACGAACTGTAACTACTACGGATAGCAAAGGCCATACAAAAACAAGAGTCGAAACGTACTGGACTTGGGATTATTACAGTTCAGAAGAACACAATTCTAAGAATATTACGTTTCTTGGCAAAGAATTCAAGTATGGTGACATCAAAATGCCATCAAGCAAGTACCTGACAACTGTACAAGTCAGTCCTCATGTGAAATTCGAGTTTTATGTCAAAGAAGTTCATTATGATGGTACGTTGTTTGCAAATTTGAGCGACGAAAGTATACATGATGCACAATTCATTAAGGATAAAAACATCGAAGAAGCACGAGATTATATGATTTCTGCAGCTGGTACACGGGTGATTTGGTTTTGGGTATTCTGGGTCGTATTGATGGTAGTTGCGGTTGGAGCTTTCTATGTGGCAGAAAATCGTTGGTTGGAAGATTAAGGAGTGATTGCATGGAATATGTGATTAAACGCGATGGAACGAAAGTTCTTTTTGATAAGAGTAAGATTGTAAATGCGATTGAGAAGGCGATGAATGATTCTTCAGATCCTGTTGACCACAAGCTGAGTGATAGTATTGCATCTGAAATCGCAGCCATTGACTCTACTATGGATGTAGAAGCGATTCAGAATGCAGTTGAGAATCGTCTTATGCAGAGTGGCTATTACGAGACGACTCGTTCTTATATGAATTACCGATATCTGCATGGTATTGCTCGCAGCAATTACAAAGAGCTGATGGATGCAGTCGAGGAGAAACTTCTCGGCAAAAAGATTGATAACCAGAATGCCAATGTTGATGAAGCATCTTTTGGCGGTCGTATTGGCGAGATGAGCCGGGTGGTTTCCAAGCGATATGCCCTTGATTATTGCATGTCTAAGATGGCTCGTGAGAATCACGAGAACAACGAAATTTATATCCACGATCTCGATAGCTACGCAGTTGGTATGCACAATTGCTTGAGTATTCCGTTTGATGACCTGCTTGCGAATGGTTTTAACACTCGCCAGACTGATGTTCGTCCTGCACAGTCCATCAGTACGGCATTCCAGCTTGTCGCAGTCATCTTCCAGATTCAAAGTCTTCAGCAGTTCGGCGGCGTGAGCGCAACACACCTAGACTGGACTATGGTTCCTTATGTACGGAAGAGCTTTTCGAAGCATTTTAAAGATGGGATTAAATACATTAAGCCTGAAGATGACCCCAGCAGAGTACCCAAAGAATTATCTTTTAACGACCTAGAGGCTAATGATCCAAGGAATGCAAAAGTATATCAGTACGCAATGGATATGACCAAACGTGAGTTGAACCAAGCCGTTGAAGGCATGTACCATAATCTGAATACACTCCAATCACGTAGCGGAAATCAGCTTCCGTTCACGTCTATCAACTATGGCACATGTACATTGCCTGAAGGCCGAATGGTTATCGAAGCATTGCTAAACGCTTCCATTAAGGGTATCGGCAAATTACATAGAACTAGCATTTTCCCTTGTGGTATTTTCCAGATGGCTAAGGGAATCAATCGTGCTCCCGGAGACCCTAATTACGATATGTATCAGCTGGCACTGCGTTCCACTGCACAGCGCCTTTATCCAAATTACGCCAATGTCGATTGGAGCGGCAATGAAGGATACGATAAAAATAACGTAAAAACGTATTTTTCGACGATGGGCTGTAGAACTGCAAATGGTTGGGATGTCAACGGCTTTGAGCAGTTGAAGGATGGCCGAGGGAATATCTGTCCTGTTACGATTATTCTTCCTACTCTTGCAATGGAAGCGAAGGAATATACCATTAAAAACACTACTGGAGAAGACCTTGAAGGACAGACTGTAGCCAAGTTTATGTCCATTCTTGACCAGAAGTTGCATGAAGCAAAAGATATGCTGATTGAACGCTTCGAGTGGATTTGCTCGCAGTCTCCTGAGTCTGCAAAATTCATGTGGGAGAATGGAACAATGGCCGGATATGACGGAAAAGATATTCGTTCTGCTCTGAAACATGGCACGTTGGCTGTTGGTTTGCTCGGCATGGCTGAAACTCTTCAGATTTTGATTGGAGAAGATCAAACTTGTGATAATGGCCTTGAGCTTGCAAAGAAAATTTGTCAGCTCTACAAAGATCGCTGCGACGAATTCAAGCACAAGTATTCTCTAAATTTTGGCGTGTACTTTACGCCCGCAGAAAACCTTTGTTTTACTGCCATGCAGAGATTTAAGGCCAAATATGGTGATATTAAAAACGTTTCAGACAAAGAGTTCTTCACTAACAGTGTCCATGTTCCGGTATGGCGAGAAGTGACACCGTTTGAAAAGATCGATATTGAGTCTCAGCTTGACGGATATTCAAGCGCAGGCTGCATCGCGTATGTAGAGCTCGACTCGACTGTAAAGAATAATCTCGGTGCGCTGGAAACAATTGTGAACTATGCAATGGATCATGACATTCCGTATTTTGCAGTGAATGTTCCAAATGATACCTGTATGGAATGCGGTTATTGTGATGAGATTGGTGATACTTGCCCTGAGTGTGGAAGTCACAATATTCGGCGTCTTCGTCGTGTAACGGGCTATCTCACGGGCGATTACACTACAGCTTTCAATCTTGGTAAGCAGCAAGAAGTTGAGCTTCGTGTTAAGCACAATCGAGTGATTCATTAACGTATAAGTGGCGGGTTGGTGGGATTACATATGAAAGAAATCATTGTTTTCTTTGTGATTGTATGGGTTATCGCCTATTACGTTTTAAAAGATAACTACAAAAATTAAGGAGATATTTATGAAGAAATTTATGGCAATTTTTGTTGCATTCCTCGTTGCGGTTGGCGCAGTGCTTTGTACTGAGCGAGTACATACTGGTTATGTTGGTGTTGTTTATTCCGCGAAGGGAGTCGAGCAGCAAACTATTTCTCAGGGCTGGCATTTTATGAGCCCTCTAAAGCATGTGTCTGAGTTTCCGATTACTCAGCAGCGAGTGGTATTTTCTAATTCTCCGTCCGATTATGGCGTAAAGGAACACGCAGATTGGCACATTGATGCTCCTGCTAATGGTGGTACGATTGCAATCAATCTGACTGTTAATTATAACTTCCTGCCGGAGCATGTTGTTGAACTGTATACCAAGTTTGGTGGCATGGATGGCGAGAGCCTGATGGAGAGCAAAATCCAGAACGACATTATTGCTTATGTTAAGGAAGTCACTCCTCAGTTCAGTGTCATGCAGATTTATTCTGATGATCGCGCAGGTGTTAATACTGCAATCACCAACTATTTGAATGAGAAGCTGACCGCAGAATATGGTATCAATGTTTCTTCCGCACTGATTGTTGATGCACAGCCTGATGATACCCTGATGCAGAAGATTCGTGCCAAGGAGCAGGCAAAGCAGGATGCAGAGATTGCAGAGCTGAATAAGCAGACCGCTCTGGCTCAGGCAGAGACTGATAAAGTTAAGGCACAGACGGAAGCTGACGTTAAGATGATCGAAGCACAGGCCGAGGCTGATGCAAACAAGGTACTCTCGGAGTCTATTACTCCTGAACTGATTCAGATGAAGGAAGCAGAAGCTCGTCTGAAGCATGGTTGGGTCACCGTTCAGGGTGCAGATACAGTCGTCACCAAGGGTGAGTAAATGAGGCTTTAAAAATGAAAATTTTCGCAAATATCTTAGGATTTATTTTATCCTGGTTTATCACAGTCCTTATTCTCTACGGTGTTTGGAAAATGCTTGGGCCAAATTTTAGACTGTGGGTTGCAAGTGGAATCTGGTTAATTCTACTTGTGTTTGGAGGTTTTAAAACTAACAAGAGTCAATAAATAAATTAGTAGGGTGGGTGTGGTGGCATGAAAGGAGCTATATGGATTATTGGTCTGTTGAAGTAATGTACTACGATGATGGGCATCAGGAACTCAATACATATATGGTCAAAGCGCAGGATCAAAATGATGCCATGAACAAAGCACATCATCGCTTTGAAAAATCTCATCCCGGTATGAGTTGTATGGTCCAGAACACAGAAAAGGTAGGTGGTTAAGATGGAAGACGAAAATATCGTTTATGAAAACATCAATCCTGAAGATGACAACGAAAGATATTTTCTGACTCCTTGGGGTTGCCTTTGCTGTGCATTTGGAGATTTTGGCTTAAAACCTCCAGAAATCTCTGGAAAGATGGCTGATGCTCTCATGGATGATTTCTTTGAGATTATGGAAGCAGCGGGTATTTTAGAGAAGAAGGGAAACGATGATTGAAAACATTGAACACGAAAACAATCAAAAGAACCAGACAGATTTGTACAATCGACTACTGGCTAGAATCGACCAAAGCGCTATTAGAGTATCAACTGTAAAAGAGCCTCATACTTATATGAAAGCAGTTGGAACAAATGAGCTCAAACGAATTCTAGCGGAAGAATTTAATATCCAATAAAAGTGCCGTTCTAGGAGGCGACTGTATGGAAAAGAAATATGTGAAAATCTTTAAATGCCGTGGGTGTGGTCGCGATGTCATTAAAAATGATGTAGATCTATCTGCTGTTGAGGAATGGAGTCTTTCCGAAATGTTTAAAGATGGTTATGAATACGCTGAAGTGTCTGGCGGTTCTAGGCTTTCTGGACAGAATAAATTCCTGCTCCACAGGTGTGATCCAGAGAAACTTTGTATTTGTGATTTCATTGGATGGAAAGAAATTGAGGCTAAAAATGATTAACAATCCTTTTGCAGAAGATGGCATCATTTCCTGCCAGTGCTGTGACAGTGGTGAATATCTCTTTAATGAAGATGGTAACCGTAATGGTTACTGTGGTAACTGCGGAGCTAGAATCGACTGGCCGGAAGATAAAGACAGTTGGAAGAATACAAATACTGGCCTGCCAAAATATGGAGTGCTGTGCAAGATTAAATATAAAGATGGTCGAGAGGATACGGCTGTTTTAAGTTCTTGTGTTGGATGGCATACTGAAGGCGTACTTAATACTCTCAAAGAGCCGGATTATTGGCGATACATGATTGAGGAAGAGAAGAATGGGGCTTAAAGAACACAAAACCGGATGCGCTTTCTAAAATTCCGCTTTTAACAGAAAGGAAAAGACCATGATTGATATTTCTAGCTGGCACACTGTTGCCGACAATCCACCCGATAGGGTCCCACTGCTTTGCTATTGTGACGCAGATGGCAGTATGTTTCTTGGATTTGCTATTCATCCGTATTTGTCTCTTGATAGAACAGTGAGCCTCGTGAACTGGTATAAGCAAACTGGTTTGCACGAATGGCAGCGTGCAGAACACATTGTAACAAGATGGAAGGAAGTGACGTAAATGTTGACTGAGATTGCTTGGCTTATGACCAAAGCTTATATTATTTTGATTTTCTCCGCAGCGGTAATTCGTTCTGAGCAGATTCTGTATGACACATCTACATATATTTTCCGAGGCGACAAGAAGAATGGAATGTATGGCTGTATTGCGCTGAATATTTTTATTATCATATGTGCAAGTATGTGGACGAGGTTTATTTGAGATGAGAACACTAGAACAAGTAGATCGCGACATTGAGATTGTAAGATACGACATGCACGAACTCATGAGGATGCGTCAGCCAATTTCTATCGTCGGAGAGGAATTAGTGGATCTTTATGAAGAACGAAATAAAATCTTGAAATCGATGGGTGATACAAAATGAACTACGCTAAAATCGTTCCATGTGATATAGCGAATGGCGAAGGGGTGCGCGTCACACTTTTCGTGCAGGGTTGCAATCACCATTGCCCCGGTTGCCAGAATCCTACTACATGGGACCCGAATGGTGGTCAGCCATTTACAGATGAAACGCTTGATAAAATTGTAGATTTACTTCGACCTGATTATATTCAGGGGCTTACGCTTACTGGTGGAGACCCACTGTATCCAGAGAACAGGGAGATGATTTGCAAAATTCTAATAAGAGTCAGACACGAGTTTGAAGGAAGCAAAGACATTTGGATGTGGACTGGATATACCTGGGAAGAATTGATTCAACAGGCGGCAGAAGAATTGAAATATCAAACTATTCCGACAACGGTAACAATTATTCGAAACATAAACGTGCTAGTCGATGGCCCATATATCGAATCTAAACGAGATATCTCTTTGCCGTACATGGGGAGTTCCAATCAACGTGTAATCGGCTGTAATAAGAGTTTTGCTTTACGAAGACCAGTCCTTTGGTGGACTCCAGAAGATAAGAAAGGAAAATAATATGGATTTAGGAAACGCAACTAAGTATTTTGGACGTAACGGAACTATTGAGGCTTGTTCTCGTGCTTATCGCCCTAACATTAAAATCAATAAACTGTACGAAGATGCTCATCTGCCGACTTATGGCTCAAGAAACGCTGCTTGTGCAGACCTGTACGCTTATATTGGTTTTGATGATGCAACGATGGTGAATAAGAACGGTGATCGCTGCATTATGATTCAGCCGCATGAGACCGTTAAGGTACATACTGGTTTACGGATGGCTCCGCCGGAAGGTTGGTATGTCGCTATCTATGCTCGCAGCGGTTTGGCAACTAAGTTGGGACTTGCTCCTGCGAACAAAACAGGGATTTGCGATCAGGATTACCGTGGAGAGTATATTGTAGCACTACATAATCATTCTAATATCCCTCAAATGATTACTCACGGTGATCGCATTGCTCAGATGGCAGTTGTTCCGTTCTGGCAGGCTGATTTTGAAGAAGTTTCCGAATTAGACGAAACTGAGCGTGGAGCCGGTGGGTTTGGAAGTTCTGGAAAGTGAGGATACTATGAAAGTATTTCACAAAGAATGTGATGGGAATACGGTTGGTTTTGCCTGTGTTGTTGATGGGGAGAATTTTATCGAGAAACGGTTTTCCTCGGAAAAAGAGACTTTAATGTATTGTATGGCATTGGAAGACCTTGGATATAAAGAAGTAGACGCGATTTTTCTATGTGCGTGGAACAAAGAAAAGTTGGCAAGAGAAGATCTTGAGAAAATTTGTAATGAGCGTGAAAGCTTTCAGAAAAGATTATTCTGTGCAACGCAAAAATTTTCAGAAGCTAGTAATGAGTTCGAGAAACATAAAGAAAGATATAATATCACAGAGTAAAGGAGAAATAATTATGGCTAAGTATTTTTATGTTTATCACGTTAATGATGGCACCACTGATTGCATCGTAAAGATGTTCAACACAGACTCTGTTGTCAATGGCAAGAAGAGTACTTATATCGCTGAGAAAAAGGTTGCATCTAGTGATCTGCAGGGCTTTACCAGTGGTATCAAGGCGGCAGGTTTTCAGCTGAATCAGGAGCTCGCAAATGCTGATACTGCCGAACAGGAAGCAAAACGAATTCTGGCTGCTAAGATGGCCGATTATCATGCCGCACGCGACGCATATGCCGAGGCGGCGGACAATCTGAAAAAGGTAAACGCCAAGTTTGGTATCTGATACATAATCGCAGTGGTGGGTGGGTGGAATAAATAATATGAAACGGAACATCACAATAAATCAAACTTGCAATTGTAATGGTGATAACTGTACTCAAATTGGAATCATTCGCAACGATGAAGTATATGTCATGCAAACAAGTTCTCCGAAAAGAGAAGGCCCAGCGGAATTTACATGCAGTATGCCTGAGCAGAAACATTATTTAAAAAACATCCTTTACAAAATTATAGAAAAACTAAATAGTCTTATTGGATGGACTATAGATGCGTTTAACGATATTTGATCAAGGAGATTGTATGAAAGCACATATTCGAGAAGAAAAGAAAACAACTCCATTAAAACTTGGTGAGGGAACATTACTTCAAGAGAAAGACTGCAAAATTTACAAGGTTTGTGACACAGTAGAATATGATGAGATACATACCGACGATGAAGTTATCAAGGTTGCTCTATCAGAAGAAAATATGATTCATGCGACGAACTTTTTTAACACACAGTTTGTATTTGCAGATTGAGGTGAAATGCTATGATTATGGTTGTTCAACACAAAGGAACTCCAAAAAAAAAGAGATACGCCGCAAAATTTTCGTGCCAATGTGGATGTATATTTTGGGCTGATGACAAAGATATTAAATTTCCGAGTTATTCCGTTATACGAGAATACGCACCAGGCGTAAAACTAGCAAAATGTCCAGAATGCGGAGAACAAGTCGTTTCTTGTTTTCCAGCAGTTCCAAGAGAAAAGATTTTTGTGGATTGAGGTGCACGATGGCTGTACGAATTGAAGTTCATGGTAAAGAAAGAGAAAAAAATAAAATACTCAGTAGAGTTTAGATGCTCTAGCTGCGGTTGTGAGTTTTGGGTGGATGCAGATTCTCTTGGAGGGTTCAAGCCAGCCAATTATTGTGATTTAAAGTATAACTGCCCTGAATGTGGTTCTAGTTCTTATCCGGTTGATATTATGGAGAACAGCCGTATCTTTAGTGAGCACGAGTGGAAACCTGTGTTTTGGCAGATTATCGAATCTCCGTTTCATCGGTATTGCAGAATTTGCGATAAAGAAAAATAATATGCCAAAGCAAGCTTATTTTCAAGAATGTATGTTTTATGGAGGTTTTTATGATTGTTATTGGATATCCATGTATTGGTAAAAGTACATACGCAGTTGGTCATCCGTATCGTGCAATCGACCTTGAAAGCAGTAATTTTGTAAAGGATGATAATTGGGTCGAGTCGTATTGCAACGTCGCTATTGATTTGTCGAGACAGGGACATGTTGTGTTCGTATCTTCACATGATGCAGTTCGTAAACAGCTTTTGAAGAGTGATTACGAATATGTTTTTGTGATCTATCCAGCTCTTGATATTAAAGAAGAGTGGCTTGAACGGCTTCACGAAAGATATTTAGAAACAGAACTTGAAAAAGATTATCGTGCATGGCATCGTGCTCTGAATTATTACGATGAAGATATTGCAAAGCTAAAAGAAGATGCAAATGGCTTTAGTGGTTTTTATGAAATTAGTGGTGGTCGATATGACCTCACGGTAATTCTGGATGAATTTGAATATAGTTCGACTTGGGATCATTTGTAATTGCTAATTAAATTTTATGGGTAGGTAGGAGGAATAAAGAATATGACTTATACACTTATGTCTGTTCCAGAAGACAAAGAAGTCTGGTGCACTGGATTTCGATTTGATGATACAAAGGCTGGCATCAATTGTAAGCCGGTACAAGGAACTATTCATAACAAGGATTATTGGAACTCGAAGTTTAAAACAAAAAATCGCACAATCAGCGTGAATACAAATCAATCGTATTATGCATTTGCTGATACTTACGAAGAGGCCGCACATATTTATAATGAGATGATAAACACATTTCTTATTAACATTGATAATAGATACCACAAAATTGCAAGCTCATTAGAGGGCTGCTATTTATCAAACGATCATGGTGTGATGTATTAAAAAACTAGACTTTTATGAGGTAGATTGAATGGACGATAGATTTTCAATCGAAAAGAATCACTGGGAAATACAAAATCCAGAATGGGAAAGCTATTCTCATTTCATCTGCACTAAAGACCATTATTGGACTGGTGTACACGGTATCAGCAACTATTTTCTTCAATATAAGAATTTTGGCAGAAGCAAACCAGTCGAACGATTTTCTGTAGAATGGCCGAACTTCGTAGAGCACATGTGGTTTATCCATTGGCGTGGCCCATGGGATTATATTTTTGCTTCATATAAATTATCTGAAATTAAACGATTTTTAGAACTTGATATTGATGCTATTAAAAAGAACCATTGGCCGGATGGCCGCTGCACTTGCTACAGTATTTATGACTACGTGACGAAAAAATGGTACTATTTTAAAATCGAAAATTTGGGAACATTTTATGGATGCACGTGGCCGTTGGGTGATGATACAGGTGAGGTGATTAGTTGTGACTAAACAAATAGGCTATTATAAATCCGACTGGTATATTATGGGCATCGACGGTAAATACAACAACGCCTGTATCTCACATACAGAATCGCAGCTTCGATATACAGTTCCAAGGTCGCCAGAATGGACCATCCATGGATTGGGTTTTGCTTACCTTAGAGAACATGGATTTGAAGATTACCCTGAACTCTATGGTATTGTATTCTATGATATGGAGTGGTGGCGACGAAAACGCTATCCGGGTGACTTTTATGTAGAGATACCAATTTGCGATTTGTGTGCTGATACCTTTCATTTAAAATGGCGTTGTAAGGAATTTCGTGTACATCAGTGGTCTAACTTGAGAAAAGAAACAAGGTGGGTGAAAGGCAGAAGTAACTACACTATTTGTGAGCTCGCCCATAAATTACCACATGAAGAGTTTATTGAGTATTTGAAAGACAACGGCATCTATATTGTAAACGAAAGTGGTGTTGAACTTGGATGGTAAAGATGTAAAGCTTTCTCTTGGCGAGAAAATCTTGTTATCAATCATTGTTGTATTTGCAACTCTCTTCATTGGATATTTTGTATGGGTGATTGGCGACGGTATCTATCGTCATTATAATCCGATTGAGTGGACTGCCACTATTGAAGAACTGGAATCGGGCATCTACGGATATACATCTACTATGGTATCTAATGTCCCAGCAGAAAATTACGAGATGCTTACGGTTCTTTGTAATGGCAATTATATGAATATCAAAGGCCATGTAAAAATTGTATATGATAGCAACGCTCCATATATCGAATATAAATCAACCAATACTGTTAATGCTGACTCTGTAATAATTCATGTTCAAAAAGGACAGATTAAAAATAATGGAGTTAGTACAGTAACGAGGTGATTTTATGGAAGAATTAGGGTTTTACAAAAACAAGGCAAAATACTACGAAAAATCATTAGAGGATTTAATGCAACATTACATAGATGGCTGTAGTATGTGTACCTCTGATTTAGATTGTAGTGAGTGCGCAGTCGATGATTTTATCAATCAGCTGCGAAATATTCTATATAGTAGTAGTGAGTATAAAGGAGAACATCGATGAAAGAGCTTGGATATTATATTATCTCTGCTGACTTATGTGGCATTGCTCCATACCGTAAAGAAATCTTTTACAAAAGAACTCTATTGCAGTATGTTGAGAAGAATTCAATCGAGGAATACTCAGAAAAATTCTATAATCGAGATGGAGATGGTCGCCCCAATTGGGTAGGAGAGACATTCAAAAATCATTTTTATGTCAGTATTCCAAACGTTGGTGAGCATTCGGAAACAGTGAAGATTAAAAGAAATAGTGACTATTATATCGAGCTGAAAAAGCAATTTCGGCATGTCTCTGTAAAGGATATTTCTACTGCGGAAGTTATGCATGACCTATCATTTGCAGATGTCTTAGAACTTGCACGAGACATGGGTTGCGACATTACTAAGCGACCCTGATAAAACTTGGCTTCTATATAGGAGGTTCATAATGATTATTGATTGTAAATCTATTGCACAAGATATCAAAAATAAAATCAAGAATATTATCGCAGAAGATGACTATGCTCCTATTTTACATATTTATCAAGTAGGGGACAACCCTGCATCCAACGCTTATATTAAAGGTAAATTACGTGACTGTGAAGAGGTGGGAATCGAAGCAAACCTTATCAAACTGCCAGAAAATATTACGGAGGATGAATTAAATAATAGGATACTGGAAGATTATAATTGGGAAGATGTGGACGGTATCATTGTCCAGCTCCCGCTGCCAAAACATATCGATCCTAAAAATATTTGTATTCCAGATGAACTTGATGTTGATGGCTTTAATTCTACATCACCATTTCAGCCTTGCACTCCGCTTGGCGTTATGAAGATTTTTGATTCCATCGGTTACAATCTGGATGGAAAGAATGTGCTTGTATGTGGTCAGTCTGATATCGTAGGTCGTCCGTTGGTCGATATGCTGATTAAGCGCCACTGTAATGTGATCTCTGTGAATAGTACAGGGAGCTACATGAAGAATACTGCTTACGTTACAAAACTAGCAAATGTGGTCATCTCTGCGGTTGGAAAACGTAATTTTATTTCTCATATAGATCTATTCAACACAGACATCTGCATTGACGTTGGCATTAACTACGACGAGAATGGCAAACAACATGGAGACTGCGCTGATGAAGTTTACGACATGAAAGATATTATGGTGACCCCTCGTATCGGTGGCGTTGGTCTGATGACCAGGGCGATGCTGCTTTACAATGTATGTGTGGCAAAGTATGGGGAAGAGAAGATGGAGGATGTGATTGTATGAAAGAAGTCCCAATCTGGGAAAAAGCCACCCTGACAATAGAAGAAGCTGCAGCATATTCGAATATTGGTCAATGCAAACTTCGAGAAATGGCGGAAGAACAAAACTGTCCATTTGTGCTTTTTGTAGGCCGAAAACGTCTCATTAAACGTAAAGCTCTTGAAAAGTACATAGATCAGTCTTATTCGATTTGAAATTGGAGCTTTGGTGTGATATACTTATGGTGTCACATCAAGGCTCTTTATAATAATGTAAGGAGTCTATTATGGAAAGACGTAAAGATAACAAAGGTAGAGTTTTAAAAGAAGGTGAGAGCCAAAGAAAAGATGGCCTGTATCAATACCGCTGGACAGATAAATTTGGAAAACGGCATACTATGTACGCAAATGATTTAAAAGCACTTCGAGATAAAAAGAAACAAGCTTTAGAGTCTGGCGTGGAACAAGCCGATGTGATAATAACAATGTATGAGTTGATAAAACGATATGAAACTATTCACAAAAAATCACTTAAAGAAACTTCTGCTTATACACGAGGGCAATATCTTAGAAAAATAAAAAACGATTCATTTGGAGAAAAAAATATATCATCAATATCGACATTAGATGCGAAAGAATGGTTCTTATCTCTTAACGAAAATGGAATGAGCCAATGTGCTATCGGAAATATGAAAAATATAATTTCTCCTGCTTTTCAAATGGCCGTTGACGAGAATATGATTTCTTATAATCCGTTTTCATTTAGCTTGAATAAACTTATAAAGCCTACGAAAAAGAAAAAAATTCTATTGTCAGAAGAACAGTATAAAAAACTTATTGACTTTTCTAAAACGAGTAAAGTCTATAAGAAATATACGGATATGCTTATTATACTGCATGAAACAGGAGTTCGTGTTGGTGAGTTATGCGGAATAACAATTGATGACGTTGATTTAAAAAATAATTGTTTAAACATAACACATCAAATATCATATGTCCCAGGAATTGGAACATTTGTGCAAGAGCCAAAAAGTGAAAGCGGGAAAAGGAAAATCCCCCTTACTGATAGCGCAAGAGAAAGTTTCGAAAGGCTTATTTGTCAAAGAGAAGCATTAAATGATCCTGGTCCAGAGATGGATGGATATACGTCGTTCCTATTTTTGAAAAGAGGAACCCTTTCTCCAAAAGACAAAGATTCCGTCAAGTCAATTATTGAAAGTATGATTGGAGCATACCATAGAGAAACAGGCGACACTCTACCAAAGACGACACCACATACTTTTCGGCACATGTTCTGCACAAGACTGATTTCTGCTGGTATGAACGTTAAATCTGTTCAGTATTTAATGGGTCACGCTAATATACGAATGACGTTGGATGTATATGCGGAGTACAATCTACCTGTTACAGTTGACGATTTTTTAAGAATAGCAAATGGGTGA